TTGACCATTAGCATCAATAGCAATGCGTCCTGGTTGAAAAATACTAGTAATTTGTCCTTTTTGAACTATACTTGATGGCGTTGATACATCATATATTCTAAACCTCCATCCACTATAAGATGTAATATATGCATATTGAGCACGAACTGTAACTCCAACACATTGTCCATCTACTGTATGTCCAGCATGAAATGGATTGTCTGGATCACTAACATTAATTATAGTCATTGCATCACTGTTTCTGGCAGAAACATAACAATAATTACCTAATTTTTTTAATTGATAAATATTAGATGCATAATCGGTAGCATGATTACTTAAAGTTCCACGCTTTACAGGAGATAATGGATTTGATAAATCCCATATTGAAAATCTAGTTATATTTCCACCAGTAAAACAACCTATATATGCAAATCCACCAACTATATCAATAGCATTTGGATGACTTAAATATGTTGTATCGGTTACATGTGATTTATAAACAAGAGAACCCATTAATTATATCCTTGGATAAACTTTATTATTAAATTCAAAGAACTGAACTGTTTCTATACTTGCATTTCCAGATCCATCTTTTTTTAAATATCTTAATTGATATTCTTTAGTATTTTCAGTATAACTACTTAATGGTATACATTCAAAGGTCTCTAATGTATCGGCATCAGTTTCTATTGAATTAATATATTCTGTTTTAGTCATTTTATTTATTCCTTATACATGATTTATTATAATATTAGTCGTACTCCAATTACTAAATTCCGGCGGAGTAGTAGTCCCATCACTTATAGGTATATTATTATCAAGCGTCGGTGATGGAGAAGTTCCTATTTTAATATTAAAATCTATTATGCCTGGAATCTGTGCTACTTGAGCTACTAATACTGGATAAACTATTACATCAATACCAACGCCAAGGGAATTACCCCAATTAGCTAATATGGTTTTAAGTTGATTATCTCCATCTGTAGGATAATCACTTGTAGTAGTAAAATTATCAAACGTAAGATAAATATCAACACTAGTTGGTCTAGCAAAATAAATAGTATGACCTATACTAGTTTGGTCTGTATATGTTCCTGTAACTGCATTACCACCAGTTGCATTACCATATGATGTACCTATTCCGGCAGCTTTAGAATCACCAATTGCATCTATGATTTCTTGATCTCTTGTTGTAACATCACCAGCTTGCCTAACAACAGCCATTACTCTATGAGGTTCTATTCCTCTTGAATCAGTAATATCAGTATCATTTTCATATACTATAACGTCAGTTAATTGTGGTAATAATGCATATTCATCACCATTTAAATCTAATATTTTATTTCTTATTGCATTTACTGTAGCGGATCTGCTTGTAACTATAGATTCATTTCTTCTTATTCTTAATTCTGGATTTGGTTCTAAATCTCTTCCTGGAACTGCATCATCGACATTGAATGTTCTAGTAAACCCACTCAATGGATTATCTATAACATTTAATGTACCAGCATTAGCATTCTTAGGGCCAGTTTCAGTACACGTCATTAAAACAGTGCCTTGGTATTCACCATTTGTTGTTTCTGTTATAGTTATCGTAGTTGCTGGTGTAAGAGAATTAGTCCCAACTGTTAATAAAGGTTGTGGTTGTTTACCGTCATTTCCAGAAAATGTTACAACAAAATCTGCGGCTATAGAACCAGTTACAGCAACGCCAGATAGACTTGATAAATTATTTAATGCAGTCTGTATATCAGTATTTGATGCATTATAATTTAAAGCTGCCGTTTCTTCTGTATTATATTTTAATGTAAAAGTTCCGCCAGTTGGAGTTATAGAAAATTCTATATTTTGTACTTCATCTACACCAGCAACTAATGTAACTTCTTCATCAGTTTCAAATATAGTTGAACTATCATCTTCTACAGATATTTTAGTTAGTGCTGGTATTACGGTAGATGCTGTCCCGAATAATGCTTGTACTAATATTACTGATTTTATAGCAATTAATCTTTTTGTCAATGAATAATCACAAATATTATCCAATGATACATCCTCTGCTGTATTAGGATAATTTGCATTATATACTAATTGCATTAATTCCCATATTTCATGTAGCCTTTCTGCAAATCTATCTCTTAAATTTCCAAATACAGATTCAGGAAGAAGATTTATTTGATTTCCCAGAAGACTCTTTAAATCTTCATCAATTTCTTCTTTTATCACATCTAATGTTTTTATTACAAAACCTTGTGATGTAACACCATATTCTATAGCCATTTTATTTTCCTTTTAACCTAATGGTATATATTCACTGTAGTCTAATTCTCCGGCACTTGTTTGAGTTTTAAAAGTTACATTTAATATCCTTGTAGCATTATCTAATTCCATAAAAAATTCAGTTAATTCTATTATTCCTGGAGTAGTTAATATAACATCTTTTAATACTGTATCCATAACAATTGGGTTTGGATTTTTCTTAAAAAATTCATCATGATAAGGAATACCCCTCGTGAGATCATATTTATATTCTCCGCGGAAGAATTTAAATCTCTGTTTTAAATGCTGCTCTATAGCATCTATACCGTCAACAGTTGCCAAGTCTTGATTTTCTATTAATATACTATTCCAATTATTAGGATCTAATTTCAAATCTATTATTTCTGACATTATGTTATACCTCCCGTTCCAGGCTGAGACACTATTGGCAATGGACCACCAGGAGTGCCAGTTCCAGTAACACCAGTAACAGTAGTCCCTACAAGAGCATTACCAGTTATATGACTTATATGTGTATTACATAACGCCAACCAAGCATCTTTAACTAAATTTTCTTCTGCGGTAGTCATACCAGTGAAATCTATTCCTATTGCTGATATTATGGCATCTCTCCAAATTATTCCTGTACCTGTTAATGGCATAATTTAAACCTTGAAAGAATCGATTTTATTTTTATCTTGAGTTAATGCTGTTATAGTATCAGTAATAAAAGGCATACTACCTAACATAGTTATTACTTTAGCATTTATTAAATTATTTATTAATGTACTCAAAGTTTCAAATAATTCATTTGAGTCATTATTTATTTTTATTTTACCACTTGGATCTATTGTTATAGTCAATTGATCGTTTTTAATTATTATATCATTTTCTGGTACATTTTGTAAAGAAATTGAAAAAGGTAATATTCCAGGGACGAACCAAGCATCACTAAGATCATGATGTCTGGGACTATCATGATATACTGGTATTAACTCTTTGCTTTCATTTGGTGTAGAAGATAAATAATTATCTATTGATCTTTCACAAAAGTGAAGCATACCAGGATCACCAACTTTTACAGGGAAATACATATAAGTTTTTCTATTATTACATACTATATTATGCACAGGAACATTATTTAACACAGGTAAATCAACTATAGTTTCATTTGTATCTTTAAACTTTTTCTTTAATAACGGTATAATGCTTGCTTTTTGCGTATCTTTATCATATTCTTTTATTTTCCCAGGCATACTTGTATGCGTATCTAATAATCCAGCCCTAACTCCTTCTTTAATAAATTGAACAAATGTTGGCGTTATAACTTTTTTTCTCATTATATAAAATGCTTCCAGGTAGTCCCTATTTCTTGCTCAATAGGAAGACTACTATAATATTTGATTTCTGGTAAATCCGTAATAATATTTGTTGGTCTAACAGCTTCACATCTACATTCCCAATCATTACCGTAAGTATCACCTTTGTATATAATTTTATCAACTCTATAATAATCGTTAATAGTTTTGCTTTGTATTTTAACTAATGATCCTGGTTTAATTATTGGAATTAATAAACATCTAAATTCTATTCCTTCTTCTTTTCCTTTATCTATTGGAGATCCTAAAAGTCCAGTACTAGGATTTAATAAAACAATATCATTATTTGTATTACTGTTATTATATATAATTTGTGCTTTTTCATCTTGAATACTTAAAGAAGCATCAAATTCACTAAGAAGCTTATTAATTTCATTAACTAATCTGCCACTTATTGATAAACCATTTTGTGTTTTCTTAACTGATGTCAATTTTTCATTTATCCATTTTTTTGCGTCTTTAAATGCATCTTTTGACAAAATATCAGTAGAACTTATCATATCAATAAGTACACTTTTTAAATCAAATTCTTCTCTATAAGATTTGTTAATTATAGTATCCTGTAATACTTCTTGACCATCTTTGCCTTTTATATTTAAAATCCAATCCGCTTTTTCTCTATGATATGAAGATTTTTCTATATTACCTAAAAATAATGAATGACTTGACTCTCCATACCCAATTGATAATTGGACTGAATATGTTTCAGTAATTTGCTGTAATAATCTATAAGAATCTCTACTAATATTATATACTTCTATATCGGCTTCATTTTCTTTACTTTCTAATGTTTTTTCTACAACAAATGATACTCTTAGATCTGAAAACCCTTTATTATCATCTTTCAGTGGAGTAGCTAAATCGACAAAAGGCCAACCAAGATTTGCAACACCTATATTATCAAAACCAGTTAAAATATTCAAAGGTGTAGTTCCGCCAGTTATAAAAACTTGTTCTGCTACATTTAATTTTCTTACTGGTCCAAATGCAATATATGCTTTTCTATTATATAATGAATTCATGATATTTCTTTAAGTGTAAATAATCCGGCAGTAACTCCGAAATCAAATTCTCCTATTTCTTCTGTTTCGCTTTTTAAATTATATGCCATTAATAATTTTATATCATCTAATCTATTATCGGAAAATCTTGATACCATTTTTGCACCAATTAATACAGGGATTCCCATGATTATAGGATTATTTTCTTCATCTTTTATACTAACTATCCATCTTCCTGCCCTCCTGTTAAAATATATCCATATTATATATGTTTTATTATTTATAGAAGTAGAAAATTCATAATTATATTCATTGGCAACTAATGGAAATTGAATAACATATGTATTATTGATATCGATAGACATAATATTAATCCTTAAAACAATTCTTTAAAAACTCTTCCAGACCAATCTTTTACTTTTTTAGTAAATGTTTCTTTCGAGTTTTCTATAACAGATTTTGTATTTTGTTTTCCTATATTCTTTTTTTCTTGAGCACCTAATTCAACATCTTGATATACAGATGGTGCGCTTACTAATGCCGCGCTAACTATTCTTATTTGCCTAAATGTAGCAGTAAAATTAAGTGATCTAACAGTTTTGGAACTTCTTGGGGCATTAAAATCCTCCATAACCATATTATCATATAGTTTTAATCCAGTAACAATTGTAATTGCCATTTTTCTATTATATATTTCATTAAAGTTATCGAACATTGATTTACTTGGCTTTCCTTTATCACCACTAATACCGTAACCAAGTTTTGATCTTAAGAATCCTGGTGTAGCGGTTGCTATAGTTCTACTCAGTATTCCAGTTTGTAATATTGTTATAGGATCATCACTTATAATACCTTCCAATGATAAAGTTCTTCCTCTATTAATTATATGATCATGTATATCACTTCCATCTTCTATCTCATGTTGAGTGGCTTCTGCTGCTAATTGATGATTTTCTGAAACAACTGCATCACAAGCAATAATTGTTTTTTCACCATCTTTAATCAAGCTTATTTTATTAGCTTTTAATAATTCATTAAATATATTAGCCATTAGAACTGGTCACTTTCTAGGGCTGAACTTCCAGCCCTTGCTATTTCATCAATTCTTCTATCAACTGTGTCTCTAAGAACTGGCTTTATTGACTCAACGATTCTATCGGTATTTGCATTTTGAGGTAAATTAGAAAAATTAACTTCTACTGGCATATTTATAATACCTGATTCACGTAATTTCCTACCCCTCTCTAATATTTTTTCAGTAGGAGAAGTTGCTTCCGCAGCAAGTTTACGCTCTCTCATATATTTATATATTTGAATATCTTTACTAAGATCATCTTTAACTCTATCATAATATTCCATCATATATTCGATACCACTTTTTTTCTCTCTAAAATATTTCATTACATCAACTTCTATCGTTTGTCCACCAGGAGTAAAAGCTTCATCAACAACATTCTTCATACTCTCAGTCCATTGAGCCATTTTTCTTAATATTGGACTCTCAGCTACAATACCTTCAATAACATTAAGTTCACCATAATCTATTGGATATTTGTCTACATCTGGACCTTTAATTTTTGCTTTACCTACTTTTTCAAAAGCCATCCTCCATGCTTCACTAACTTGTTCCGCTCCTGCTTTCATCATATCCCAATTTCCAGTAGTTAAACCTTCCCACAATCCGAAAGCCATTAAAGATAATCCTTCTATTTCTCTTTTTAATACTCTTAGCCATTTAATTAAATGCTCATATGCTGTTGGAGCTTTTTTGGCTATCATATCAAGAAAATCTTGAAATGCTGATTGCTTACCTAAAATAAAACCAAGTAAATCTTCGGTTACAAGAAAAATTCCTATCATAGCTGCACCTATTAATGCTAACTTTATAGATGCAATATTTAATATACTGAATGCTATTTTCCCTATTTTACCTAATAAAGTTAATGATTTAATACTAATAAAAGTTCCAAAAATAGTTGCAAATATTTTAAATAATCTATTTATACCACCAAATTGAGAAATAGTTTCTCTAGTTCTAAAATATAATTTTACAAATCCTTTATTAAGTAAAAAAAGTGCGCTTGATACTCCGCCGAAGAATTGTTTAAATTTTAATCCTATTAAATCTCTACTTGAATCGAGCAAATACATTAGTTGTCTTGCCATTAATTTAAACACTGGCAATAACTCTTCACCTGAAAATGCAACTATTTCATATATATAATCTTGTAAATTACTAACGAGGCCTTTGAATGTTAATAGCAACTTATCCATCAAATTCGGGAATCTTTTTTCAACCATTAATTCCCAACCTTCAGCAAACATTTCAAATGATATTTCTTTACGTCTAATCATTTGTAAAATATCTTTTTCTGGTCTTTTTAATAACTCAGATAAGTAAGCTCCTAATGGTACACCAGCACGTCTCAATCTTTCCATTTCGTATCCAGTAAGATATCCAGCAGCCCTAACCCGTCCAAATATACTTGCTAATTGATCAAGTGGTTTTCCTATTCCAGCAGCAACATGCCCAATTTTTGTTAATACATCTATTTGTTCTTCCGCGGCTACACCCATGGCAAGTAAAATTTTAGATGCTTGTAGTACTCCTGGAATTCTAAATGGTGTGGTTCTTGCGAAAGTAAAAAGATCTTTAATTAATTTCTGTCCTAAACGAACAGAATTAGTCATAACTTCAAAAGCAATTTTAGTTTGTTCTAATTTTGCAGCTTCATTAAGAAAATATCCTAATGCCGCTGTAACACTAGCAAATATAGCTCCTAATCCAATAACATTTCTTTTAAGTCCAGTTATTCTATTATCAAAATCAGTTAATTTAGCTATATCACCTTTGAAGCCCAGTTTTACTAATAGGGTTCTTAATGTCATTTCTTATTGACTCCCCTAGATATTCTTCTATTTCTGATTTAATATCAAGAGCCTCATGAGCATCCGCTAAATCATTTATATCCCAATGCTCATCTAACTCTTGTAATTTTACAACTCCCGCTAGAATTGGCCTCCATATGAACATATCTATGTTCATATTTTCTAAGTTCATTTCTGGGAGTCTTGTTGATTTTGAGACTTGTCCTGTATTACATTTAAGAATTCTTCCAACCCTTCTTTTCCGTCGAAAAAATCAGCGTATTGCACCTCTAATGATGCTTTCACAACATTAAATAAATGTTTTAATCTTCCAGAAAATAACTCTTCATATGCTTGTATATTTGATAATATACCTTTCCCTTTATGTTGTACCTGAGTAAATAAAGTATCTATAATATTTTGAACATTATCTTCATCTATTCGTTCACATAATGTCATCACAGCACTGCCGATATCAATATTTATATCAAGTATATTTTTTATTTTTACTTCTTTGTTAAAAGCTTTACCAACGGAAGGACCAATTATTTTTATAATCTTTACTAATAACTTAGTACTAATTCTAGGTCTAAGCATTGTAAAAATATAAGATTCCCCATCTATTTCTTTTTCAATAAATTTTTGCCCCATCTTTAAAAACTCCTTTTTTTATATATTTAAATTATTTGATCCGATAAAAACATAAGTCATTTCACCTGTAATACTCCATTCTCTTGTACCAGCTTCTTTACCAAAATCAGAATCAGGGATTTTAACTACTGTACCAAAATCAATTACTGCAACAGTAGTACCGCTTTTATCTATAAAAGAACATGGTATAGCAGCTTTAGATATTTCAAGATAACTTAATGTTTCATTATCAAGAGCACTTTGTGGCAGCGTAACTACAAAACTACCTAATTTATTTAGATTTATAGTTCTTGTAATTTCGCCTTGAGTTCCAGCAGTAAACATAGCTCCATCTTCTGCTCTTCCTATTCTTATATTATTCCATCCAGTCAATAAAGAAACACCAATTAATAATGCACCTTCACCTGGATTATATGTTCTCATAATAATATTCCTTTCTTTTGTTGTTATACAGTAAGTTTACCACGTATTTCTACTTTATGAATAGCACCAGCAAGCTTTCCAGTAAAAGTTACATTTCTCAAAAATCGTGCTAATTTATCTGCTGTAGAAATATCACGTATATTAGGCATCATTATTGTTGATTCTCCTGGTACTAATAATCCAATAGTTGCAGACTCGGCCTTTTTTAGCCAATATGCAATTTTACCTTCAATTGCTCCTATTCCCTGTGCAGTAAATGGTACTTTATCAGCACTTGCCAATAAAGTAAAAATATCTTCTGACATTCTCGTAGCTAACCAATCAGAACCGCGAATTATATCTATATACTCACCAGATACAACAACTGCTTCGGATGATATTATATTTATACCACCGACTTCTTCAAAAGTATTACCATTATTACCTGTTATATTATTGAATTCAGTTGTAGATAAATCGTCAGGAGTTATTCCAACAATTGGCTTGAATTTCCATGTTATGCTACCAGGATCTTTAGGCGACTGTCCGCCCACCCAACCAGATTCAGGATAATTAGTATAGTCACCAGAATAAAGATATGCTGTTCTGTCATAATCTAATGCTTTCAAATCCTCTAATGTGTTGTCTGCTACACCATTTTTAATATCAGCATCATCGTTTGCAAAGAAATATATCTTTATTTTAGTTTCTATAATAGCAGCTAATGCTTTCACATCTGTATCTGCCGTAGCTGAAGCATTTAAGAAATACCAATCATTATCAGCGGATATAATTGCATTTAATCCATCAGTCCATATTTCTACACCACTACCATATTGATCCATTGTCACAGTAGCAGAAGTAACACCAGTTAAGCTTGAAATATCAATTCCAGTTATTCTAAAATCAGCACTTGCATCAACACCAGTAAACTCGATAGTATATCCAGTGCTATATAATCCTGTTACTGTAACTTCAGTTATTCCAGTAAGAGCTTCGATAGCCGTTTCAATAGCTGCTGTATCATCATCTGCTGTATAAGTAATAGCACCTGTTGTGATAGGAGTTGCATCACCTATACCGACATCAAGTGTCCATGTTCCAGCAGTAGGTGTTCCGACAAACGCCAAAGATGCTTTTGAATTAACATCTTCTAATTTTCTTCCTATTTTAAATAATGGAGGACTTAATTCTTGACTAACCAATTTTAAAGCAGCAATATAATGTGGATCGGTAGACAGAAAACCATCTTCTAACATTTCACTTGGATCACTATAAGACCTAACTCTATCTGGAAAATGAAAATGTGGAGCAAATATCAAGGTGGTTCCGAATCCAGTTCTTGTTATTTTGGCTGTTTCTCTTGAAATTTGTACGTCTACAAAATTTTTTATTTCACTCATATTATATTCCTTTCATTCTAAGTAATATCTATTATTTTACCATTTATTTCAACTTTATGGATTTCTTTAGGTATATCATCCATATTTTCACCATAAGATAAAAATATATCTGCTTGAGATCTAAATTCCCATTTAGTGTCTCTAACTTCGCTCATATCTCTAGGACCATCATAACCCCAATGAGCTATTCCTGCGAAATTTAGTATTTCAACTTTAGAATCAAAACATAAAGAATTTAAAAGTACTTCCATTATTCTTGTATGATTTTCATAAGCAAAAATATTAATACTTAATGTTATTCTTTTTTTAAATTGATAAGTCCAGGTGTCTAATTCTTTATATTTTTTTACTGGTCTATCACCTACTAAAATAGGTCCGCCTAGAATGTTTAATGTAAGATATGGTCTTGGTGGTCTTTGATCATCGTCTGGTTTATCCCAAATAACCTCTATTGTTGGTGTTAAAATCGATAAAGAAGCTACTGCAAAATCATAAATTGCATCTTCTTTTACTTGATCTAATTTATACATTTTCTTCGTCTAAAACTCCATATCCTTTATAATGAGGAATATTATGATCACTATAATCTTTTACCTGCATTATTCTATATTGCTTTCTTACATTTGCAACATCAAGATCAAAAGATTGATTTGTATCGACTGATAATGTAAATTCAGTACCAACTATACTTGAAGTTATAGTATAAGTTCCATTCAAATTATCTACTACATTTATTGGTTCAGAACCACCTTGAATTTCTGTTACTATTCCATCAACTATAGAAAGTGCTGTTGCGCCAATACCAGAATTATAAGTAAATATTGTTCCATTTATAGTACATGTATAATCTGTACTGTCTAAAACTGTATCAACTGAACATGTATCAACTTGGGCTACATTTTCTTTTGATCTTCTTATAAAATTATTTTCTTTTATCTCATATTCTGAATAAAATTTTCTTGTACTTTTAACTCTATCTCCTTCTTCTAAAAGTTGTAATTCTTCACCATTTAAAGGTTGAGAATTAGCATCTGCTTCTGTAGCAGTTATACTACCAGGGATATAATGACCTTTAATTCTTGTTCCTGGATTTTTTTTGATAATAACTATAGGTTCTAAATTAATTAATCCCATAACTAATAAGTTATAATTTTTGTTCTTTTAGATTCTTTTGGATTCCCTCTACCAACTTTATATGTGATAGTACTTACTATTTTACCAGATTGAATCAATGGATAATCATGACCTTTCCTTTTTATAGTAATAGGATGATTTGGGTTTTTAAATTTATAATATCCACTTAATATAAATTCCTTAATAGAATTAGTAACTGATTCTCCAATCTCTTCTAATACTTTTTTTCTCTCTTTCATTCCTGACAATATGCTATCAATACCTTTAGTTAATAATTCTGTATTAATATCGAGATCTCGATCAAAAACAAATCTCAAAAAAGATCTTTCTGGAATTGGATAAGGTCTTGCTCTTCGTGGCGGATCTCCAAGCTCATTTTCTTTTGCAATAGAAATTAATCCAACATCTTTAAATAAACCTACTTCAACCATGTTACCAGTATCGTCGGTCATTTCTTTTATTTTTTTTACTAGATTGATCCATTGAGTTTTTTCATCTATTAATTGCACATCAAACATTTTTTTCTACATCCCTGGTGGAACACTATCAAATGCTACAATACATGACTTTCTTATGGTAAGAAACGTACTCCCATAACCAGTCCTATTATAATCTGCATCTGATACACTAACTTTTTGAAGTCTAACATATTCTTTCATTACATCATCGACTCTATCTTTAGTAAGTGGACCACTTACATTAGAAACTTTTTTATCAGTTAAAACTGTTAGTCGATGGGCGACCCAATAACGAGCCGCCTCTTCGGTTTTATTACAAAAGACAGATGAACTAATATGATTATTAACATCTCCAAGCATTAAATCCCATAGATCGTTACTAACAGTAGATAATTCAGGAGCTATTTTTAATACATTGTCTTTAGTAGTTAATGCCATTTATTATTCCTCTTTTCCTGAGAAGGCTTCATCAGCAGCGGAGATAGCATCTTTTTGTTTTCTTAAAGCATTTAGTATAGTCTTTCTCGGCTTATCTCTTTCCCTCTCAGTTTTTTCATAATAAACAAGATCACCAATTGTCATTGTATTCTCAACTAAATCTTTCATTTCTCTTGCGTTTAATTCTTTAATATTTATATTTTCGTCATCTTCTCCTATTTCTTCTTCAGTCTCTTCATCAATTTTAGGTTTAAAAATAGTTAAAACTGTCGAATAATAATCCATATCTTCTTTATTATATTCAACAATTTTTAACCATAATTCCTTACTTATTGAATTTTTACCTGGAACAAATTTAAAATATTCAGCGAAATCTTTATCTATTAATTTTGGTTTACCTTCATCATCAAGAATTGGCTTATTATCTTTATCACGAAGTTCAATCTTTCTTATTACTTTAAATGGTAAACTTAATATGTTTGGTTTTTGATAAAAAATTATCATTTTTTCTCCCCATCTTATTTATTGTTACGAGATTAAATAAAATAAAATCTCGTAACAATAAAATTTTAATTATTAATTAAACACCTATCTTAATTAAATACCTGTCATAAATAAACAAGCTAATGGATAACGAATTATTACTCCACCATTTCTGGCTTCTACTGGAACTATAAACTCAAGACCCCTTTCTTGTGCAGGATGCGTAACCATTTCAAGAGGAATCCTATTACTTATTACTCTTGGGTTCTTTTCATATAAAACTGCACCATCCTTTGTACCACCAACAAAAGCATTCTGAAGCTCATCTAGCCAATCTATTTGCTTAATACCATATGCAGCATTTTGTAATATGAACTGAGCAATAGTAGTATCAGAATTTGTTGCACGAGGTCTTGTAGTAATATCTGTATGTTGAGTAATTGGAAGTAGAAGAGTATCACCGGAATGAATACCTTTACTTTGTGTTCTCCCTGTAGATACCATAAGAGCCACATCACCAAGAATTTCATCAGCAGTTTTTAAAACCCATGTAGTACCGCCTACACCGGCAGGAGCAGCTATAACCGGAATATTTGGATTGTTTAAAAATCCAATAATTCCATGAGAATCATCACCTGTCCATACAATACGATTTTCTTTCTCACGAACTGCTCTACGTGCAGAATCAGCTTTAATCCTGTCAAGTGGTTTATTTGCTAATGCAGCAGCCCTTATTTCCTGTGTATTATATCCAAAAGAAGTTCCAACTGTTTTTACATTTTGGCTATACTCCCTGGTAATCGCATCTGAACGAGGTAAATCATCAGAATAGTTAGCTATAATCTTAGCCATTCCTATCATCGTAATCATACGATATGTTATTGTATCCGCACCAGGGGAATCCTCATTACTAACCGGAATTAAAGCTCTATATTTAAGCTCTTTCTCTTCCCATTGATATAAAGTTTCCTCAATTGACTCTAACTCTCTTGCCAAGAACAAGGTTTCATTATCGTCAAAACAGTGTTGAACACCATCTAATTTAATCATAATATATTCCTCCTTTATCCATAACGAATTATATCATTATGGTAAGTTAATGTCTAATACAGCATAACCATTTGCTGCTGCACCACGATAAAATTTTGCAGTTGGAATTGCAGCGGCTTTACCACTATCATCATCTCCTCTAATTGCACCTAATACTGTAGAACCAGCCACAGTAAATCGAGCATATGGCTGCGTAATTACTGTTACAGCAGTTTCAACAACAACCCATACACGGCTTTTCTTACAAATACTCATCTCTTTATTAAGAGCATATCCAGCACCACCAGGACTTTGATAGAACTGTTCAATCGCTTGAGTATGAACTGTAATGCCAAGAATTTTCTTAATATCTGTAATATCAGTTGCAACAATAGGATTCCTTGCTTTTTCTTGATCCAGTTGATCTTGTGTAACAATAAGACCAAAATTAATAGCGGCTGCATTAGCAATCTGCTGTGTAACAGTACAATTTGCTGTTCCTACTACTGTCATTGATGTCCCAGGAGTGTTTGATTCAACCAAAAGATAATCCCATCCAGTTTCATGATATGCCGTTACTGGTTCAGAACCAGCATTAATTTCACCCGTAAGATAATTTGCAATGTATTCTTTATCTTCTGCTGCGCCAGTTTCGGTAAAAGTAAATCCAGTACCATTAATTGTAACAGTGGTCGTTGTATCGTCTGCTGTAATATCAACTTTTTCAAGTTGTTTGGAATAATTATTTCTTCCGATTATATCATTGCCACCTATGTCAAACAATTGACCTGGTAACCCAACTTGTAAAGCATCATTTACCACATTTTGCATGTTTTTCTCCTTTATAAATAAAATTTTAACATATATTATTTACGATTTTGTTCTTTATCTTTATCAATAAAAGACTTGCGAGCATCTGTCTTTTTTTGATGCCTGTTTTTTGTCGCGGCATCCATAAAATTTGAAAATTTATTATTACCATCGTTTTTCTTTTTCTCAATAATTATTTCTATAATAGCATCAAAACGAGCATCAATATAAGGGTCTGGTTTTTCATCAAGAGTTGCATTCTCCGAAACTTTCTTAATACAGTCGCATTTAACAGTTTTAATGTCTTTCCCTTCAACTTCAACACCAAGACTTGTTGCTACTTTTTCAACGTCCATTCTCTTTTTTACCATTTCAGCAATTTCAGGTGAATTAATATCTGAACGTTTTTCCACTTCCTTTTTTAAATTGGTTATCGTCTCTTGTGCTTGATCAAATTTACCTTTTAAAGTTTCATTTTCATCATTAATATTTTTGATAATTGTAGCTGCTTCATCAATTTTTCCATTTAAGACATTAATAGTCTTTAAACTATCTTCATCAACAACAACAGCCATACTATCAATTTTAAATGTACCTATATTAATAGGCGTTCTTGTAAATTGAATTTTATTTGCCATTTCGGACTCCTTTGAATTATTATTAAAATGTTTACCTTGTTGGTCCATTATTCTTACATGCCTTCCGGCCCTTCCTTCTTCTACTATCCCAACATGATTATATCTTATTTTTTCTTGCCTATAAGTATAATATCCATCTTTATCATGAATACCGATATCGGGAACCAGTTTACATTTATACCCACAGCTTAATTCTGAGGGTAATCCTTTTAGCTTATTACTAATTACATCTTTTATTGTTTCCCTGTCTGTAATTAATATGTTGCCTTCTACAAACGGGCCGATTTTATCAATTTTTTCACCAACTGTTCCCACGGCAAGATCTTTTATATTGGTTGTATCTACAAAACCTTTTGGATGTCTAAATGTAATAGGTTTCATTTTTAATGTTTCTAATGATTTTTCATCAAAAACTTCATTTTCTGAACGTAATTCTCTTATTAAGCTTCCATCAGAATCGTAATAATCAAATACACCAGTTCTTGTTAATCTGGCTCTTGCATGTAAAAATCCAGTTTCAGGATCTACTCTAAAATTTGAAGAATAATCAATATTAAAAACGAAATTTCTATCATCGTCTTTATCTACAGAATCTTTCTTACTATTCCTCCAAGTAGAGTAACAAACTCCAAGTCTCATTTCATCATCTGGATAGTCTTCATTCATTACTTTTGAACCAGCACACCTACTGATATAAACATCCCTTTCTTCATTTTTTGTTGGTTGCGGAATTGGCATTTTAAAACTCCTTTTAAATTCGATAGTATTTTAACATAACAATAAAAAAAAATCAAAAAAAATATTTTTAATAAAATTATTTTTTGTCACTTTTCTTTTCATCATCAGTTTCTTTATTGTTTATATTACCAAAGCCAATATTTTGCTCTTGGAAAAACTCTCCTTTTCTATCATTAATGTTTATTATAGTATCAAAACTATAACCATCAGGTCTAAATCTTGAACTTGCAACTTCTTCCGGTGTCAAAGTTTTATTTTTAATATATAAATCGTCAACTTGTGCTTGCATTTTTCTTGCAGTAGTAAGTTCTTTATCTGTTGCATCCCAAAGAGAATTAAATTTAAATCCCCATTCTTTAGGAATTTCTCCTCTTGTAATACTAGTTTTTCTTGATAATAATATAGTTATTAATCTATTTATTTGTTCTTGTAAATTATCTCTTTGATATGCTGTAACATAATCATAATAAGCTCTAGTTGTTTCAGTTGCACCAGCTAAAGTACCTAAAGATTGCCCGAATAATCTTGCTCTTGGTATATTAGATGAAGCGGAAACAACCTGTATGTACTTATCTATTAACTCAGGCAATCCGGTAATTGGAGTTTGTACTTTATTATATTCTTCTCCTTCACCTATTAAAACCATTCCAATAGATGAAAATGTAGATATTGCATATTGCATTCTTAATCTAAGAGCATTTCTACCATCTTCTGTCATCAATAGTTCTGATAAATTAGGCAATTTTAATACTTTGCTTATAAAATCTTGAAATAATATTGCTCCCGACTGAATACTTGTTCCATATTGTTTTAATGTTTTATTTATGCCAGCTAATATAGAATCATTCCATCCGTTATTTATATGTCTTGTAAATCCAGGCAAATAAGCTCCATCAAACCTTAAAAGTCTAGTTTCATGAATAATATAATCATCTGAATTATAATTATCAGGCTTATATCTTGTATTTAATTTATATAATTCAGGTTCGCCATATTTAGGCTTGAATGGATCTTTATAATATTGAGTAACATTTAAATCATGTTTATCCAATACATTTAAATGAAATATATCATCTATATTATTAATATCAAGAGGCTCGGTTTGTGGATTACCATCAAAAGCTCCAGGAATAATTACAGAACCACCATAAAGACGCGCATTTACCATTGCTTCTTTTATTTTAGTAACGACACCTAGTTTTTTTATTTTATCTTGAATATCAGTTACTATTGATTCTTCTGGCATATGAATATCTATCCATTTTCTAGTAGCATCATCTGGAATTGTCTCTATTATTTTTCTTGATATCCAATCGTATCTAAATAAAAGTTCAATGTCGCCTTTTGACAAAGTAGACGAAATATTATAAGATAATCTATTAATAGGATCATATGTGCCACCAAAACCGCTTGCAGCATTTTTGAAAGAATCAAATGCTATTTTATTTCTCCTTGATACCCTACCAAAACTATAATTATCATAATTATACGAATATCTATTTGATTTTCTTTTTTGAAACTTTCTTTGTTGTTGCATATTATGACCCATTATATCCTCCTTAATAATTAGCTAATACTTCTGCTACTGATATCGTATCTTCCATACTAGCGGCATATGCTGTTAGATCTGCATCTTCATCATGACCACCACTTGGAAACTTCTTTAAATTTTCTTCAAATTCAAATAACCATTGGGCATCTTTTGGAAAGAATACTCTTTCGTTTTCACAATATGATGCCATTGGAGTAGCTCTAGTATATTTATCAAGTCCTTTATTTGGTACTTCTTTAAATGGTATTTTTCTATTACCTATTTTGTCTTTACCTTCGGACTGTTTTACAATAACTTTGCCTAATTTTTCATTTTCTACTAAGATGTAGTGAGAATTATTTTTAAAAGCAAATGTTTTAATAAATTGATTAGTTCTTTGGTGTTCTATTCTATCATTAAATCTGTCTAAAAGCAACCATATTTTATATTTTCTTGAATAAGCCCATGAATGCATACCGCATGGATCACTTTTCTTTTTTATCTCTAAGGCAGGATCGACAATTGTAGTTATTTTCATATCTGATTTGCGAATTCTTAATGGCTCTTCTTCATCGGATCTCCAACATAAATAATCCCAGGTTGTAGTATCTCTAGTATAGTATCTAAAATTTTGTGATTTAAATAAATTTCCACCTCTTTTTGTTGGCCTTCCTTGATACAATGCATTCCACCAATAAGATCCAACTATTGATTTAACATCTGCGAGTTGTTCTTCGTCATATCTATTTCTCCATAAAGCTTCACCTACTTCTCTTCCTAAAGGATCATTCTCTTCTGCTATTGCTGGCAAATTTATATACTCATAATCAAATGGGAATTTATCTTTTTCTATTTTCGCTTTTGAAATAAGTCTTCCTATTAGATCATCATCATTCCATCTTGTAGCTAAAATAACTACCAAACAACCAGGATGTAATCTTGATGATACAACCGCCCTCCATTTCTCCCATAATTTTTCTCTTGAAGCCATAGATTCTGCCTCTTCTTCATTTTTAAAATAATCATCTATAATAAATAAATCAGCTCCAAAACCAGTTATACCACCGCCAATACCAGCAGATACACATCCGCCACCTTTATTTGTATTCCAAGCATCTCTATTATATAAAGTTTTACTAGGATACGTATTCCATAAAATAGGGCCCCATTTAGCAAAGATTTCTTTTGCATAATCACTATTTTGATCTGATAGATCCGAAGAATATGAAGTTAATATTACTCTTTTATCAGGATTATTACCTATATACCAAGGTACTGCATGTTTTGATATTAATAATGTATTGTGAACTATAAAATCATCAGCAATAAAAGTATGATCGCGTTTAACATTAAGACATCTACATTTCCTTTTTATATTTTTAGTTATTTTAACAACTTTATCTGTGATAAATTTTTGATCAAAAGTTTGTCTATAATAATTCCATTCATATAATATTTTATTTTTTTCACTATATATTGGTATTTTTTGTGTAAATTTTTTAATATCATCTTGTGATGTTATCGAAAGTCTCCACGAAATATGTTTTTTATTGTTATACTTTCCATTTTTTAATTTAAGGGTAGATTGTATCCCAATTCTTATTAAAAGATGTTGTATATCTTTTAATAAGAATTTATTAACACTATAAAATTCAACACAAGCATCTTTTCTTTTACCACCTCTCTTATTTATACTACCATCACATGAAAAATAAGCACCAATAAAATTTGATATTAATAAATCACTTCCTTTAAAAATAAATTTTGGAACTCTTTTTGTATGAGAAGTTTGACCGCTTAAATCTATTTTTCTTAACCATTTTCTTGATCCATTTTTAATTCTTATTTCTATGCCTACTGAATTTCCTTCTTTAAAACCTAATTTATTAATACAATATCTTATATCTTCCGCTTCAATTTTGTCATTACATGAAATACTTGAAAAAATTGTTGTTCCAGCAGAAACGCAACACCCATCACCAACAAAATATCCAGCTAATCTAGCTTCACATAATTCTTTATCAGTTTCATTTAAATAATTTCTTTTCTGTAACTTTCCAAGACTTACTAAATACATTCCTTCTTTTATATCACCAGCATTAACCCATCCTTCAGAGGTTAAATATGGATGATCTAATGCAGCAGAAGCAATTCTTCCTGAAGAAGTTTCAATATTAACACATTCTAACTCACCTTGAATATATACGTTAGATATTTTTCTTGGTCTACCTTTATGAGTTATTACTGTATCGTTAACTTTTATATATTTAAGTTTTTTTAAAGAACCATCACCCATTAATACTAAAGATTCTTCATCTACTGGTTTTCCGTGCCGCGGAGGAAAAGATACCATTAAGAGTTTAAATTTTTTTTTATTAGGGCTATTAAGTTTTTCTTGTATTTTGTCTGCTGTAAACTTAATATGTCTTGGGCATTTTAGGCTTGATACAAATTTTGGGAAAGCAAATAAATAATGTTTAGCCAGTGCTGCGCTTTGTTGTGGTGTCATTATTGAACTTACTCAAGTCTCTTCCATACGGAAAACAATAATCATTTTCCATATTTCTATTAAAATGTGCGTACTTAGGCTTACCACAAGAAATACATAAAACTTCTTTTTTATTTTTTAAATTTTTGATAAAGAAGATAATGTTTTTAATTCTTATTGAATTTTTTTTTAATTTATCCATTTAAGCCTAGTTGTTTTTTAATTCTATTAATATTAGTTGATTTCTTTTTTGTTCTCATTTTTTTTATTTTAGCTTTATTTGTAAAGTTTTTATCGTCTCTACATTCTTCTCTTATTTTAAATATATCATTTGTTGAAGTAGAAATAATTTCTCTTGCACCAAATTCTATACCAAATAGTTCTACTTTGTCAACAAAATTACAAATTCTAATTTTGTCATCTTCAGTTAATTTTACATTTTTTTTATTATTTTTAATACATCCAATATGTATTAACTTGGGTTTTCTTATGTAAAATGTCTTATTTTTTCTATCGTAAACTTTAAAAGCCATATTGACAGTTTTAAATATAAAACAAAAAAAATTTTTTTTCAAATAATATTAAATTATATTATTATAAGATAGGGCTATTGGTTTGCACAATACTTGAGTAGTTTTTTTCTCTAACTGATAATTTTTATTACACTTTTTACATTTAAATATTTTTGTTTTTAATAAAAAATTATCAGTTATGTTCACATTAACCGCTTCACATTCTGGACATTGCCAATGAGCATAAAACTCATTGTTCATTAATTTATTTTTCAATACTATTAATACCTCCATGTATAAATGAATGTTTTATTTTTGTATTTCTACAACTATTTTTAAATATTCCTTTAATACCTGCTTCAATTTCTTTTTCTATATTAGTAATTAAATTATATAAATTATGATCTTTAAATATTACAGAACATCCTTTACAAATATTTATTTCAAAAGGTTCTTGACCATAATCTTTTGTATATTTAATTAGCTCTGTACTATCATATTCAACTGAAAAGCAATTAGGGCATATCCAATGATTTTTAATTTCCATTTGAAATTATTCCTCTTGGCCTTGAACAATTCATAAATACAGAATCAAAATTACGATATAGTCTTTTATTATCTCGTATTCTATGTATCTTTTTTATTAATCCTTTATCTATTTTATTAACTATCTTTACATCGTGCCATCCATTAGGTAAAGGATATGCATAATATTTTACATTTGCACCTCTTATTAAAATTATTTTTGATCTTCTTTTTTGTAATTTTGACAAGAAGATTCTATGCATTCCATCATTTATTAAATGATAAATTCTACAATCATTTTCTATTGATTCTTCAATAACTGGCGGTAATAAAGTTCTATAACTATTTTCTGTAGAAATTTGAAATTCAATATAACCAGATATATTAAAAATATCTTGATTTATATCTTTAAATGCTTCTTGTAGTTCAATTTTAGAGTCTAATTCATCTTTTAATATATAAAATTGACATGGAGATAAACATTCTGGATCAATATCTATAACAGAAATATGAGCATTAAGATATGGTTTTACAGATTGATCTTTTAACATCGTGACACGCCTTAATTTATTTATTAATTCATCGGTACTTTTTATTTTATACCTAATTATTTCCATTTAAAATCTCCTTACTTATGTAAATCTAATTGCATTATTAATTCTGCTAAATTAAACCAAGTTTGTACTCTTTTTTCTTTTTTACCTATATTCCATATTTCTTTCAATGATGCTATTCTAATATTAACTAATTTTTTATTAGAGATTGATGTAAAATCTTGATTATAATAAAACATGATAAACAAAGAAAATGCTATTTTTTCTATATGTATATTATGTTCTTTTATAACTAATTTTTCAACTTGTGCTTTTATAGATTCTTCAACATTATGTATTATTTTTTTTTCATCTTCTTCATTATTTAAATCAAATATTTTCTCTTCATTATTCATTTAATCACCTCTTTTTTTATTTTTTATTTTGCTTTTAGATTTTCTTTTTCTTATTTTTTTTATAAGATCAACGTTAGGCCAATAAAGACTTTGAATTCTACCATCATCTCTTGTTAAAACAAGATAACTAACATGCGTTCTATATTCATCTATTTTATTATAAATAATATTGAAATTTCTCCTTACATAATTTTTAAATTCATTATCATTAATTACCTCACATAATCTTGTAAATGGATCAACTATATAAACTACTTTACCTTTTCTTTTTAATTTTACTCCGCGGGTTTCTGAAATCCACCTAACCCAATCACCGACTTTTAATTTCATTTTCACAACTTGGACAACTTAAATTATTTTTTTATCAAAATTTATTTTAGCTAAAACATGAAAGGTATAATCACATCTTTCATGTTTAACTACAAAGATTGTTGAACCATACTCAGTCTTATATTCACGTATTTTACAAAACTTATTCCAATTTATCATTCCGGTTTTACTGTCTCTAAAATGCTTTTTTTGTTACTATTTTTCATATCATCTTTTAAATCTTCTGATTTTAATATTTCATTAGAAAATCCATGACCTATTAAAAATCTTTCTGAATTATATTCTTTAGATTTACTATTTAATATAGTCCAACCAATCTCAACTGCTTCAAAATCACTTTTTGCGTCAATTTGAACAAAGTAAACATTGGTTTTTGTAAATCTAATAGATACTCTTTTTAAAGATTTTTCTTCTTCTTTTATTTCTTCTTTTTTTATTCTTTTTGTAGTATTTTTATTTAAGCTTATAACTTTACCATCTTTATTCTTTTTCACAACATATATTCCTTAATTTTGTTTTCCCCAATATAAAACATATATATTTTATTAAAATATAATAAAATTCTATGCAATTTTAATACCTCAGCCGCCAGCTAACGCTATAGTGGAATTTCAAGTATATGATTAGATTATCATTTAAATTTAATGCCCTCAAATCGCCTGTTTTGGAATTTGCATATTATATCTAAGATAACTATTTTTTCTATAAGAAAATCATCATTTTTTATCTTTACTCTTTTCTTTATAAAAATTACATTCAAATTTACCTATCCACTCTAAATTAAAAGTCAATATTCGTGATGAAGATAAAACTTTATTTATTATATCACAAATAAAAACATGAGGTGCAGTTGGATAAGGTCTTTTGTCCTCAGATAAATGACAACATGAACTACAAACTTTTTCTTTTTCTATACTCATTTTTCTTCACTTCTTTGAATTCTTTATTACAAAAATAGAGTTTATAGTAAACAATAATTCTTCAAAATTTCCTCTTATTCGATGTCCATTAGCTATACAAATTTCTTCATTATCAGTTTCTTGTATTTCCTTTAATTGATTTTTCGGAATTGCTATTTTTAGACCGTTTTCTAAAATTAATATTATAAGATTATTCATTTTAAACCTCCTTATTATATTATATGAACATAAACTTTTAAATTTTTATATCTGGCATAATTTATCATATCTCTGGTTCCATTAGAATGATTATCCCAAAGCGCAATTAAAGCATCAGCATAATCACCCATTGACCTATTTCTTTTTGGTCCATCAGATTTACCAAATTTTTGCCAATCATCTTTTTCAATTTTGAAAATTTTAAATGGTATTTTATTTTCTATTGCATATCTTATTCCTAATAGATCTACACCATTAGCCGCACCAGAAACTACTTCTGTTATTCTAAATTTAGATCTTAATATAGTTTTCTTTAATAATGCATAATTTGTAATAGATCTTGACCCAGCAATAACAACCTTCATTTAATCATCTTTCCAAATATATATTTGAGGCCATAACGAATTTGAACCGCTGCTTACTTAAAGCGGTTCTCCTTTTTGAACTAATGGCCTCAAACTTAATAATAAAACTTATTAATAATATAACATATAAATCTTTTTATTGCAAATTTTTAGTGGGATCGGACATAAGGTAGGAGTCCGATCCCATCCCATAGAAGCAAGGCGTTTAAGGAGAAGAAAGATGATTTGATTTATATATAACATTTAAATAATAAAAAGTCAAATATTATATAATTTTTTTTATTTCAGGCCGAATAAAAAAAATCCGACCTGAAATAGTGTAGGAGAAGTTTGAGAAACTTATTTATAATATAACACATTAAATATTAATTGTCAAGATTTTTTATGAGCGGATTTTAAATCACCAAAAAACCCGCTCATTTTGAGAAAAGAGGTGTAAAAGTATGTTATCTATAATATACTATATAAAATAATATTTGTCAAGTTTTTTAAAAGACGAGGTTTTATCCCCGCCTTTCGAGGTAAGGAAGCATGAAAATGAAAAAGAATTATTAATAATATATCATCTAAAAAATTTTTTGTCAATATCATAATTATTATGACAAAAAAATCATTCAAGCTATTGAAATTATATTAGCTATATTATATAATATAAATAGATGATTAAAAAGCAAGGCGAATATGAAAAATAAAATTAATGCAAAAACTATTTTAAATCTACTACTGCAAAAACATTCAAAAGATCTCTGTATACTAGAGTGTAAAACTGGTGGTACTTAGTATTCTGGAAAATTATTTGTATTAGATTTATGGGTAATGAAAAGATCATGGAGTAGAATGAATTTTAAATCAAAAGTTGAAAATATAATAGTAGAACAAGAAGTATCATTCAAAGAGTATATTGAAAATGCAATAAATGATTTACAAGATACATTATCAATATTAAATAAAAAGTGAGGAGAAAAACGCTCAAATAATACTATCAAGACTGCATTAAAAGAAGCTGAAGAAGATAGTATAAGGAAAATTGCAAAATTAGTAGAAAATTTAACCGATTTAAAAATACCAGGGCCATTTCCTGAAGATACAATAGAGTGTATATTAAAAATAGCAAAAAAACATCTTATGGAAGAAATAATCATGTTATTACGAGAGAGTAAAAATGAATGATATGATACAAATTAAAAAACTTTTTAAAGCAACTTTAATAACTATCTGTGGCGGTATATTAGCAACATATTTAGATTTACATTTTAATAAACATGGTGTGGCTATTTATTTCTTAATTGGATATACAACAATGGGGTTATCTCTTGTTACTCTTTTTTATGATGACTACGTAAATACACTACACAAACTTGATAATATATTAAGTGAATCTATCCAGAGATCTAAAGAAATAAGTTTAAAAAAAGATAATACTGTGAGTGCATTATATCAATTAGGTGAAAAAGACACTTATGTAAATATTATGAAATTAATAGAAGAAGATAGAAAAAACCTTGATGAATTAATTAAAAGTAATAAAATAAAAATAGAAAAATGGGAATGGGAATAGAAATGAATAAATTAAATAATGATTTTATAAGAAAATTATTTTATTTTATGAATGAAATACAGAAAGAATTGACAAGAAGAATAAAAACTAAATGTTTATTTTATATATTACCGTCACATAATTTAACGTCAGAGGGTATATCATTTGTGTCCTGTATTTCATTTCATGGAAATTCTTATACATTTACACATACAATTAATGAAATTGAAATATTACAAAATTATAATTCTGAACATTTTTTAAATGATATAATAGAAATTTTTATTGACGAATCAGTAAATAAACTTTCTAATATATTAAGAAAAGAACATTTAAATTTTAAAAATAAAAAAGAAAATAATAAAAATGATAAGAAAAAATAAAGAATTGTTAAAATCACTGTATAATTGTGGTATTATTGAGAAAAAGCATTGTATACTTAGATCCGGTAAACATTCTGATGAATATATTAAAAAAACTAAGATAACATTATATCCAAGTTTATTTCCATATATTATACATTATTTACATGATGAAATAACATTTCAATATAAACGAGAAGAATATGATATAATTACTGGTCCAGCGGTTGCAGGAATATGTTTTGCTGCACCAGTAGCTTTTTTATTAAGAAAACCATTCATTTTCCCGGAAAAAGTTTCTAAAATTGTTTCTGATGATATTAACAATTTAATAACTGTTGAAATAAAGAAATCATTCATGGAATTTAGAGAAGAATATCAAAACTCTTTAAAAAGATCTAAAGTAATTATAATAGAAGATATTATAACAACTGGCGGATCTGTAGAAAAAACTGCATATTCTATATTTAAATATGGTGGAATTCCAATAGCTGTATTTTGTTTATGGAATAGAGATCCAAATATACAATATATAGTTTTAAAAAATAGAATAAATTATAAAATTCCAATATATAGTTTAATAAATGAACCAATAAATAGCTGGAATGCTAATGAATGTTATTGTAATAAATAAAGATACAAAAACATGCCAAATAAATTAAAACACATTTATAAATTAAATATTAATAAAGAAATTCCTACTGTAAAAGAATATAATAGTAAGTATTTCTTTTATAGATTACATATTATGAGAAATATATATGCATCAGAAATAACATTTAGAATAATAAAAAAAGATATTAATTTTCATTTAATAAAAATGAATAATATTTATTCATTTTCTATTAAATTTATATAAAATAAAATGAACCTCGAAATACTTAAAAAAGATATAGATAAATTAATAAAATATTGTAATTTAAAAAATATTCCTTTAAATAGTGTTGATGTAACTTTTACTTCAGATACTATGAATGTCAATATTAATACACAAAAGCATCCAGTTATTTTAGATGGGAAAATAACTTCTGTTAAAATTAAAGGTACTATTTATAAAGATGAAAAAGATAATGAAATTGAAAATAATATATTAAAAAAGTTAGGATTTAAAAATGAAAAATAATATACAAATTTGGTATAAAGCAAGAAAAACTTTTGGTACTATAAGAAAAGTTAAAATTAGTCGAGCCACAGAATGTTTTATTTATTTACATGATGAGTTTTGTCAAACTGAACGTAGAGAAGCTAAAAATTCCACATTTTATAGTTATCATGATACTTGGGAAGGTGCTAGATTAAGCTTAATACAAGATAAAAATAGGGAAATCGATAGATTAGAAAAGCAATTGCAAATAAAAAAACAAGAAAGAGAAAAAATTAGAAGATTAAAAAGATGAATAAAGAAGAAGTTTGTTTTCCAGCATGTGAAAACTGCAAATATAGTAAAAAAATAAATGAATATTTTATTGAAGAATTATCTAAAACAGCAGGAGAACAACCAGTATTAGCTCATGTTCAAAATACAATTTTAAATTTATTTGGTAGTCAATTTATTATATGTGATCAACCATGTAGTGATCATTTTCTTCATGTATTACATGTTAGGCATAGAAAATGTATTAGTTATACAAGAAAAGAAGGAACTTTTGAGTAACAATGGATAATATACAATGTAGAAATAGATATGGATGGTCTAGCAAATCTTTAATCTATTTAGAAAAAATACAAAATATATTAAATAAATTAAGAGATTATTGGCCTTTAACATTAAGGCAAATATATTATCAACTTGTATCAGCTTTAATAATTGAAAATAATTTAAAAGAATATAGTAGATTATCAAGAATATTAACAAAAGCAAGATTAGATGAATTTGTTTTATGGGATTCTATTGAAGATAGGGCCAGAACTATATTATATTCAGGAGGTTGGATTAATAGCGAACTATTTATACAAGATCAAATTAGAGATTTTCTTCGCGGGTATAGAAGAGATTTATTGCAATCCCAAGATATAAACTTAGAATTATGGATTGAAAAAGATGCCTTATCTCGTATATGTCATAAAATAGCATTTAAATATTGTATTACTGTTATAGTAGCTAGAGGATTTTCTTCTATTTCTTATATAAATGAAGCTAAAAAAAGAATTATTAGGAATAAAGATAATGGCAAAAAAACTATAATTTTATATTTTGGTGATCTTGATCCATCTGGTTGGGAAATGTTACCAGCAATGCTAGACACATTACAAAATGAAATGAAATTAGGTGATACTGTAAAAGGAATTAGATGTGCTCTTACACTAGATCAAGTAAAAGCATATAATTTACCTCATAGTATAGATGCTATTAAACCTAAAGACCCAAGAACTAAAAAATACATGAAAAAATTTGGAACTTTAGCAGTTGAATTAGATGCACTTAATCCAGCAATATTAGAAGGTATTGTTAAACATTCAATAGAAAAAGAAATAGATTTAGACAGTTTTTCAACAGAAAAAAGAATACAAAATAATGAAAGAATAAATATTAATAATTTAAAAGAAGATATTGAAAAATTTATAAATTTAAAAAGAGGAATATAAATAATGATAATAAAATTTGAATTTGAATTACGAGAAAAAGTACAAACACCGTTTGGAGATATAGGCATTATTGAAACTGCTGCAAAAGATAGTAGTGGTATAAAATATTATGTTCAAAGATCACAAGAAGATAAATGGTTTTTTGAAGACCAATTATTATCAATGGATGAAGCTATAAAACTTAGTGAAACAGAATAGAGAGGAATAAAAATGAAATTTAAAATTAAAGTAAAAGAAAAAAATACTAATCACGCTCCTTGGTATGAATCGTATAATTCTGAAAAAGACTGTGATTCACAAATTGATACTATTGAAGAAGCTGAAAAATGGGCCGAACATATTATCCAAAGATTTAATTTTACATTACGAAAAGGAGAAGAAGAAAGAGAATTATTAGGTATTGAAGTGATTATTGAACCGCGGGAAGAAATAATGAATTTGGCTCGCCTTATGGAAATAGAGTTAAGAAAAGGTAAAATATCATTTGAAGAAGCTAAAAATAAATATAAATTCCAAAATAAAAAATGGGTTAGAATACCATCTAGACATAATAATAAAATAATAAAGAAACTTGGAGCAGTAAACAAAAGGTATGTTTGTACAAAATGTGGTTGGGACGGTACTGAAGAAGCCGCAGAATTCGATAAAGAACTACTGCAAAATCATAATAGGCTATATATTTGTCCTAATAAAGAATGTCGATGTGTATTGGAGGAAAATTCAGAATACTTTGAATAATTATCAAAGAAAATAAAATAATAATATCTATAAGTTTTTTAGATTTTTTACATTTAAATATGAATATGTTATTTGTCCATATTGTAACTATATGATATATTATTAAACAGTTATTGTAAAAATAATTTTGTTTTAAAAAGGAGTAATATATCATGGAATGTAAATGTCTTAATTTAATAGATGCTAAAAAAATTGTTAGAGTAGGAGATAAAATAGGTTTTGGTATTATGGAATATTGTCAATTTGCAGAAGTAGCAAGTATATCTATTGATAAATATGGTACATTTCCGAATACATTTATAATAATTATAACAGACATTAATAATCGTGTAGCAACTTTATATTACAGTGGAAGCTTATTATTTAGGGAACAAAACATATAAGTAGATAATTAAAGATTTTAAATTAGAAATAAGATAAATGTATAATTATAAATGTATTACATATTTAAATAATACAATAGTTAGTATAATATTTTTTTTATTTTTCTTATTTTTTTGTATTATGTTTTTATTATTTACTACTTGTCATATAAAAGCATTTATTTGTTCTATCTTTTATTTTATTTTATCTATAATAATGTTTATGTTATTTACTGATAATTACGCAAGATATAATATATGTAAAAGAGAAGAACAAAATAAATAATATCGGAGATTTTAAATATATGTTATTAAATTTAGATAAAGAAGTTCATGTAAAACACTACAAAACTAAAAAAACAAAAAAAGAATTAATAGAATATATTAAAAGTTTAAAGAAAAATAAATTTAACTTAGATATAGAAGTAAAAACATTATATGGTTTTAATGCTTCTATATGTATTAATGTTGCTAATGAAGAGAATTATGAAGAATTCTTGAAATTTTTTAGATAACTTATTAACTTACAATAAAAAGGAGATTTTTTTGATGGGGCTAAATAATTTTACACAATTTATATCAAGTATTGCCGGATATTGGTGCATACCACCTCATGTTAGTTATATTGGGGAAAGAATTGAAAGAAGCTTTACAAATAATATTAATATACCACGGTTATTAATGATTTCTATGCCGCCCAGGAGTTTAAAGACAACAATAGCAACTAACTATTTACCTTGTTGGATCGCTAATAATTTTAAAAATCAAAATATAATATTAACTGGATATTCTAAGCGTTTATTAAATGAAAATTATAATGTCATTAAAAAACAGTATGAACTTTGTCCAAAATTATTTCATTTTAATCCTGATATTTTAAATAGAATTTATACTATTAGCATTGGTGAAAGTATAATGTCTATTCCAAATTATAATGTTTTAATATTGGATGATTATTATAAAAATGAAGAAGCGGCTAATTCATTAATTTATAGAACAAAAGTTTTTGAATGGTTTAGACATTTAATATTTTACAAAAGAACTTCAGTTATTAATCCTTTTGTACTCATTATGTCATCGAGATGGTGTGTAAATGACTTAATAGGACAAGTATTTAATATAATAAGCATTAATGGTATAAGGTTTTTAGCTGATTATATTAATATACCAGCTATTAAAAATAATAATACTTATTGGGATAAATATTCTGTTAAACAATTACTTGAAATTAAAAAAACAATTGGTGAAAAATTATTTAATGCTTTATATTTAGGGGATTTTAGTGAAACAAAAATATAAAGATTTGAAATTAAGAAATGTAGATTGGCTTATAAATAAAATAAAAGAAGAAAATACAAGGCAAGTTGAGTTACTTTCTGGTAATTATAAAAATTTTTAAGAAAGGATTTAAAAATGAAAAATTTATTTAATTCATATTTATGTAATATAATAATTATATTTTCTTTATTTATTATTTTATATTTTACATCTATATATCATATACTCCCTATGCCAATAGTATCAGCTCAAGAAATAACAGGATTAATATTCGAATGGGATGCTAATACAGAACCAGATCTTAAAGGGTATAAATTATATTCTAGTAATATTTCAAGTATTTATGATCCAAATAATTTTATAGATATAACAGATCCAAATGCTATAACTTATACTTTAAATAATATCCCTTATAATAGTATTAATTATTTCGTATTAACAGCGTATGATCTAGGTGGAAACGAATCTGATTTTTCAAATGAAGTATATTATGATATTCCGCCATTATCTCCGAGTAATTTTAAAATAATCATACATATACATACTCAATAATATACATATTATAAATTGGTAATTATAGGAGGTATAGATGGGAATATCAAAATATATATTAGAAAAAGATCCAGGCTTATCTAGCTGGTGTATATTATTGTGTTACCGTGGAAGTATTGCTCATGGAATGTATATTCCAAATAGTAATCCAGATAGTATTGATGATAAAGATATTATGAGTATTTGTGTTCCTCCTGTTGATTATTATTTTGGATTAAAACAATATGGTTCTCGCGGAACTAAAGAAATAAAACAAGACGAATGGGATATTGTTATTTACGAAGCCAAAAAAGCAATTAATATGCTTATTAATGGAAATCCTAATATATTAATGATTTTATGGCTTAAGAAGAAACATTATATTAATATTACATCCGCAGGGCAATATTTAATTGACAATCGAGAACTGTTTATAGGTAAGCATGTTTATAAAAGCTTCACTGGATATGCTTATGGACAGTTAAAAAGAATAGAACATTGTGCATTCAATGGATATATGGGGAAAAAGCGTAAACAACTTGTTGAAAAATTTGGGTATGATACACATAATGCGGCACATTTAATCAGACTTTTAAGAATGAGTATTGAATTTCTAACTGATGGAGTTTTATATGTTGAAAGACATGATTCACAGCAATTATTACAGATTAAACGCGGAGAATGGTCACTTGAACAGGTTAAAAAAGAAGCAGATAGATTATTTATTTCTGCTGAACAAGCTTATATTCAATCAAAATTACCTATAGAACCAGATAAAGATAAAATCAATAATTTGTGCATATTAATAATTCGAGAAGCTATTACAGACCAAATAAAAAAGAAAAGCAAATGGTTGTAAATTTGTTGATCATAAAACAGGATTAAAAAATTACAAATGTATACTATATAATACGGAACAATTTAATTCGCCATTATGTTTAAATTTATTTAAAGAATCAATTAATGATGTATAGGTATTATATATGATCGGAGTATGTTTCTTAATATTTTGTATAATATCTATTTGTTATTATTTATATATATTATATTTAACTTACAGGTTAGAAAGATATATTGAAGATGATATATTTAGATTTTTACATGTTGATAGAAAAAAGATTAGTAGAACTTGGAAATTTAAAATATAATTTTGGGAGAACAACTTGCTTAAAGCACATATAAAATTAACTAAAAAAGAATTTATTGACTTAATAAACAGTACAAAACAAGATCAAATTAAAATATCATTTTATCCTTTTAATCAAGGTGAAATATTATCAATAGAAGCCGATCTTAATCTTAATAAAGAAAATAAAAAAGAAATTAATTCATTATTAAATAGAGAAGATTGTATAGTATATTAATAAGTTTAGAAGAAACTATGTTTAGAAAATTTAAGGTAACTAAATACAGACATTATAAAGGTGGTATAAATCATTATATTTGTGATGCCGTTCTTGAATGGTGTCCAGATAGTCATGTAATTATTTACGAAGGTGCTGATGGTCGTAAATGGGCCCACCCTAGAAATTAATTCTTTGGATATACCGCCAGCGGAAAAAGACAATTTGAAAAAATTGAATAATCTTTAAAGGAGACTCAATGGAATTCAAACTTGATACAGAAGTATTTAAAAATGGTATTATTAAACAAGAATTATTAACCGAAGAAAATGACTTGCCACAAAGAGTAGGTAATTGGGTTATTAATACTAGAGAAAAATCTGTAAAAGAAGCTTTAATAAAATTAGGATGGACACCGCCAGTTTGTAAAAATAATAGTATGGATAAGGATGTGACAGATCAAGTTGAATTTGGGCTGGCCGATGGAGATAGTTTACCATTAACAAAATGTGTCTGCGGTAAAGAATATGATAATTGGGATTTTATAATACATACTTATAGTGACCATAATTGTACTTGTGATTGTGGTAGAAAATTATATTTTAAAATTAATATCACTGTATATGAAAGAGTAAAAAGTTAATTAATTTTTTTTTATTTTTTTATTTGACAGAATTTAAAATATGTGTTAAAATTTCGTTAGCGAACGCTAGTGAGCTAACTACCTATAAGGTATCTCTATTTATTTATATATAGATTGGGTTATTTTTAAAAGTGTATAATTTTCCTTACACTTTTTTATAAATGTTTAATTTAAAGGATTTTAAATATGAAACTTTACTTGATTGCTATATTGGTTTTTCTTCTTGGAATAATATTAGCTTCCTGTTTAACAATTTATTTACTTTATTTCAATCAATTACTATTAAAAATTTTTTAATTTTTTTTTGAGACAAGAATGAAAATAGGAGATAAAGCATTATTTATATGTGATGTTATTATTGCAGATATGTTAGAATGTCTTTTTATAATTTTTAAAATTTTTTAGGAGATTATGTAATTAAATGAAAAGATATGAATATTGTACGGCTTATAATGATATGGGAGTAGTGGAAAAAGGAGACTATGTTAAAGTTAATGATGTTATAGATTTATTAGAATTTATATATAATGAAGTAGAAGAATATTTAGATGGATATCAGAATAATAAACTTTGTTATAAAATTGAAAATGAATTAGATAGTTTAAAATCTTAATGCTTTTTGCAAAATTTTTAGTAGAATTTTTTTGGCCTACAATGTTTTATATTAAATACAAAAAATATAAAGCTATAAAAAGGGAAGATATAATCACACATTAGGATTTTTTTTAATTTTTTAAGAGGATTTTTATGATAGGTCTTTTAATATGTATTATAGGTCAATTTTTAAAATATAATTTATTAATAAAATATGGTTTATTATGTTATTTGATTGAGCTTATAATTTATTCTGCTTGTTATCTTCAATGGCTTGATAATAAGCATTATATGTGATTTGTTATAGACTTTTAAATTTTTATAATTCTTTAGGAGAAGAAATGTCTAACTTTGACAGTAAAATAGTTGAAAAAATACATATAGAAGATTTAGATTTAACATGGTTAGAGATAATGCATATAATAAGAAAATCTAATAATAAAGTTATTGGTAAGAATTTATTAATTTGTCAAGGAGACAAAGAAAAACCTAGTATTATATTTCTTACAAAAAATTATATTAAAATATTAATAGAAGAATTACAAAAAGTTTATAATGAATTATAACTTTCGCTTAATGATTAATTTTTTTAGAATTTTTTTTGCAATCATGTTGAGATTTTATCGAGATTTTATCGAGATTTTGAAAGATATATATGGTAGTCTTTTGTGATTTTTTATTGTATTTTTTGCGAGGGATTATTATGTCGGATGATGTAGTTATATTGAAAATTCACTAGATTGGAAATTTATTAGATATATTAGGTAGTTTTTTTATTATTTTTTGTATAGTATGAATGGTTCTATTCTGTGAATAGTTCTATTCCAGATATGTATAGTAGTCTAACAACCGGGTGCGGCATCCGCATATAGAGGATTGGGACCCTTTTACGCAAGGAAAATCGTGTCACTCATAGAAGCACTAATATCAACGATCTTCAACTCAGTACAAAATATGCATATATGTATCTGCACGAAATCAACATAATGTACGGAAAAAAAACACGGAAATACATCATTTTTGCACGTAAGTTCTACTCACTCAAATACACTATGAATATCGTTTCACATGTAGTAGCACTTGCATATTAAAAGTAAAAAAATGTGAAAACTTTTAACTCTTCTTGAAACTAACTTAGTTATATATATCTTATCGATATTAACATGAAAAAAATTTAAACCTTATTAGTGGTATGACGTTAAATATCATCCTATTTAAACCTGCTCTTTAAATCATATCATCTTATTATATATGTAATCAACTTAAGCACTCTCTTATACATCATATCATCATATTTATATTATACCTTGTGTCATATACATATCATTACATTATTGCAATCAAAATTACATTATTGTAATCGTCATTACATCATTGTAATTAGTATCGAATATGTAACATACCTATATCCTCTAAAGTATTGATTTTATGTTATACCTATGTTGGCATGTAGAATGCAATATATATTAGTATAACGCAAACATTAAAAAGGAGAAAGAAAATGAGTTACTTAATTACATTATCAATTACATTAGCAGTAATTATGACTTACAATGGTATCGTAAAAAACATCAAAGGTTATACTAACATGATAGAGACCTTATCACCTTCATGGAACGTAAGTATTAACATCTTCTAATTAAACTTAATGAAGTATTTATTATGACTACTTATACATTATATAGGGAATTTAAAATGAGTGAAATTACTATTTGTTATAATAGTAAAAAGAAGTTGTATTATGCTTATTATCGTGGAGAGATATTGTTTTATTCAAAAAAAGTAAGTATACTAAAAAAGAAAATTAAGAAATGGTATGAAGACTTTAAAAAGTGGTATCATGAAGGAGAAATTTATTAAAAATATCACAATATATATTATAAGCGGAGTATATTAAATTATACTCCGCTTTTTTATTACCCTACCCTATTAGGCATATTAATTGTATATAGCATGGCATTCCTTGCATATAGCAATATATATACCAGAAAAAAACCCTCTATAATCACTGCAATATCAATGCCATATAGGTATGTGCTTTTATATCGAAAATATGGACCATTTCAAAGCATGGAATATATTAACGTATATTATGTCAAAAAAAGTTTTTTATGGCGGTATACCTATCAATTCGTGTAAACACTATTAGAATATAGATATAATAGCAGTAAAAAAATCATTTGGAATTATGACTGTTATATTTAATTAACAGTGATATTATTTATTAACACCCTTATATTATTGTAATCATTTATCATTGACTTAATACCCCTGTTAATAGATACTAACAGTTGTATTCTCTTAATTACATGTACTCTCTTTATAATCAATCATTTATATTAATATTAGTTATTTGGCATATACATTGCAACATAACTTAAGTAAATGTATGATAATCGGAAATTATAATCAAAAAACAATACAAATTATCACACAAAGAGACGTAAAATATTGAAACTGTGTAATGACTTAAACAAGCTTAAAAGACACTTAAAAGATACAACTTATATAGGAGTACTAATTATGTACAACTTTAGTAAAAAAACCATAAATAAGTTGAATGAACTTTTTAAATCTTACAATTTACATACTATAGAAGATACATATTATAGAGAAGCAAAATATGTAAAATGGACATCTAATTTCCTTGAATATAAGAGATATAATGGAGCTTTAAACACATTAGAAGAATACCTTAAGTTATATCAAATAGTATGCAATACCGCGTATTATCGATACACAATATAGAGGCTATTATTATGAAATTTTACGTACAATTCTATACAAGAAATTTAAAAGATCATATAGTAGAGTTATGTGGTAGTGACGGAGTTTTTATCTTAGATGGTAGAAATAAGCTTTCAACTATGATACAAGATGCGAAAGAAAGAATATTTAAATTAAGATTTATACATCCAAATCTAAAGTTATTTACTATTAACGAAGGAAATTTAAAAGATTATACCATAATTTATTCAAACTTTAATAAGGATTTATTATCATGAAACAAGTTTTACTTACTTTATATAAAGACGATTTTAAAAATCCTTTATTGTGGAGAGAATATATAGACAGTATTTTAACTCAATTAGGTGACAAAGAGAACTTGAAAAAAATAGACGATATTAATCAAATCACCATTAAATTTAACAAAGTTTTATCAATCGGTAAATGGTAAGTAAAAAGGAGTATATTATCATGAGATTTAATATAGATGGTAAGACATACAATAATATTACCCTCTGTCCTATTTGCAAAACAAATGATATAGAAAACAATTATGATATAGAAGCTTGTTCCGAATGTATTGAAAAAGACATTGAATTAAGTAGGCAATATATAAGAATGAAAGATTTAGAGCTTTTAAAAAATCATATTGTAATTATGTATTAAGATTAGGTTAAAGATTAGGTTATAAAGATAGGCTTTTGAGAGTAATATAAATAGGAGGGTTTAACATGTTTTATCAAAAAGTTTTAAACAATATAGATTATATCTTTCAAGCTAAACTAGCGGTAAAAAAGTATAATGGAGTAAGTAAAATATTTTATGAAGATAGGGTTAGTATAAGTAATGAACTTAAAAAGATAGTAGACCTTTTAAAAAGGATAGGTCTTTTAACCGTGTCAGAACACTCATATTTATCAATCAAATTAGCAGATTTAATAAGATATTAAATCAGATTTAACGAGGTATTTTATTATGAATATTACTATTGTTAAAGAATGGAAAGAAAAGCAAATAATGGCTCTTAAAGAGCTATATGAATTAGCCGAGAGTATAAGATATACTGTAACCTTATTAAACGAACCTTATGTAAGAAAAATAACCTCTGATATGATAGACATTCAAAACAAATTAACCGAAGCTAGTGATAGCATAGTGTCTATACAAGCTTATTTAGACAAAACACCATATTAAAAAGAGGTAAAGAAAATGCATATATTATTAATCACTTTAACATTATACTTAATAATAAATAATCATTTAATTAAAAAAGAGCATAAGCTTACTCAAAATACTATTCATATGGGATATCCCGATATAGCTTTTATAGTTACTAGAATTTATGAAAAATATAATGTTCAAGGGTACACATTGATTGAAAAAAAGAGGAATAATTATTATGAAATTACATGAAAAAGTAAAAGCACAAAAAAAGATTATAACTGCATATCGAGAAGGTATAAAAGAACTTGAATGCTATTTAAACCTTCCTAAATTTTTTATTCCTAATAATACAGTAAATATTAGTGATATATTCTTAAGACTTAATGAACTTAAAAATCATACAACAGATATTGAATATCAAGAGGGTATATAGTAATGAGTAATGAAAAATATAAGCCCGTTAAACATTGTATGCTTAAAAAACAGTTTGATATAGTATTTTTATATAAGGAGAAAATAGAATCATTATCAACGGGTTACAATCCATTAAATAACAATTTATTATACTGGTTCTCTGATTCCACTTCTATGTATATAACAAATAAAATAAATCTTATAAAGATAGTAAAAAATATACGTTCAAAGACGGAAAAAATATATTATGACACATTTAATATATTTAAAGGGAAGAATAACCATGAAGCATAAAGACATTATTTCAATAGGTCAAATTAGAGCTTGTAAAAATAGCTCATATGGCAATTATGCAATCGATATTAAAGTTAGAAAAGAGCATAAGAAGTTCTATAAAAATGACAAAGGTAAGTTAATTACGGACGTATATAATAGAATTGCTACCCATACAAAATATTTCTTTACAAAATCAGTAGCAATAACCTTTAGAGACAAATTAAGTAAGGGAGAGTGTAAATTACCTTTACCATAGGAAAGTAAATTATATTTTACCATAAAGGAGAACATAATGGATTACAAAAATATCTTAATAGGCTTACTGGAAAAATTAGGGTATTGTGGAATTGATGCGAGTATAGAAGAAAGTTTATACTTTTATGGCATGGTTATCAAATATGATATAGATGAGAGGTATTTAAATACTATCATCTGTAATCAAGACGAAAACAATTTTTTATTTGACTTTACCGATATTTCAAAAGATGATGTAAGAGAAGCTATAGACGATATGAAAGATGGATTTTTCTCTTATGTGGGATTATCTAAAGAAGAGTACATTAAACAATTTAATAGCCATGATAGCTATATTATATTTGCTTATGATATACAACAATATAACGGTTATATATTTGATGAATGTTGTTGCTATTATCAGGAATTAACTGAGAAAGAAATTGTAAAAGTATTAATAAGTCGTATAAAATATGGTAGTAAATATTTCTTTTATAGATTACATGAGGATAAAAGATAATGAAAATTAAGATCAAAAATAATGCACATGAAATATACAGAAGAAAAGAATTAAGACCTTATAAACCTATAGATAATTTCAATGGTCAATGGTATGATACTTTAAAATCTATAGCAGGTATGGAAATTGAAGTTGAAACAGAATATTTATTTAATAACCAATTTAATACTGTGCCAATAAGAGGAGTAAGTAAGTTAGGCTTAAGAATAATGGCATATTGTGTGGAGTATGTTGTTAATGACGCAAGAATAAAAATAAATAAAATGAAATGTGGATGGTGCGGTAAAGTTACAGTAATTGGTAAAATATGCCCTTATTGTAATAAGAATGAATACTTAGAATACTTCGATAAAGAAAATATAGAACCATTTACCGTGAAAGAATAATAATATGAGTAATTTACAATCCTACCTATTTAAAAAAGACAATATTACAAAGCAAGAATGCTTAAATAAAAAACATTTATACCGCACGTATACTATTAAAGAGAAGTTAGGAAAGAAAGAATTTTTGTATTTTATCGAGGGAGAAGATTTTAAAACAGTCGTAAAAGAAAATAAATCCCATGGTATAACAAAAGCTCTTTATGTAATAGCTTTACATGAAATGTTAAATAATCGAACAAAACAATTGAAGAAAATGAACAGGAATGAATTATATTTACTGCTTAGAAAATATGGTATACAAGCTATATCAAATATAAGAAAAGAAAGGAAAGCTTGATTTTAAATGTTATGCTGCTAAAAATGATTATTATGCAGGGAATTTAAAAAAATATCTGTGTTAATGTATTAATGAAGATTTAAAAGGCTTTATAAGCGAAGAAATATATAAAGTTATTGATAAAAAGAAAGCAAAAAAACCATATATTTTTCAATAAAGGAGCTATATCAAATGTTTTTATTTATTAGATAAGGCTAAAAATCTTGAAAAAAAAGGTAAATGGATAAAGGCTTTAAAAATAAGAAGGCAATTAGGACAAAAAGAAGATATAGAAAGTTTAGAACTTCTTATTGAATCAAATAGGAAAGGAGATGAATTCAGAAATTTAGCAAGAAAATTAACATTTAAACATCGTGAATTAAAAGAAACTGAAATAAATAGACTTGCACATAAAACAATATATGGAGATTAATTAAAATGGATGCTATAGAAATAGAACCAAATGAAAAAGATTATGAAGAACATTTAGACGAACTTTATGGATTTATTGAAATAGAAGGGCAAAAATTTTATGCTAGTAGAATTTAAAAAGAGTTAGATCCTATTGCATTTGATCAATCTATATTAAATAATATACCTATTAATTTTAAATGTTCAAAATGTGAAACCGCTTTTACTAATATAGAAGATGTAGAGGATTGTTGTCAAGAAGAAAACGAAGAGGATAACTACTTTAATGATGAAGATTTTCAATATACGTCTTGATTGATTAATATATAATTGATCGATAATTTAACAATATAAATTAATATTTAAATTATAATTTAAAACACCTTAATAATTTGTTATCTTCCTAAAAAAAGGAGATTGATTTGGATGAAAAAGAATTAAGAGCTTTAGAATTTGAAGCATTAGTAACTGAAGCACAAGCAATTTCTTGTGAAGTACAAGGTATGAAATATAAAAATGAGCAACGGATTATATTAGGACAGGGTGTAGTATATCAAGAAGATAGTTTTAACATTAAAGCAGAAGAATTGCGAGAAATAGCAAAAAAACTGCGAGGATTATCGGGAAGATAACAAAGCATTCAACCTGACTAAAGCCAAGGGCTAGGTTGATGAATGCTTTTAGATATGTGGTTTTAACAGGTTAATACAAATGTTATCGATCAACTAATAAATCATTCAACAGAGAAAAGAAAATAGAAATGAGTAATACCATATTTAATTTTTTAGGTAGGCATAAAACACGTAAAAAAAATATAAGTAGACATTATAATGATGATTACTATACGTACTGGAATAAAAGAGCAAAAAAATTCAATCAAAAAAAGAATAAATTTATTTTAGACGAGTCAAAAAATAGTAGACTTTGCAATAAAAAAAAGAGAAAAAATGAAATTAACAAAGAAAATTATTAAGTTTAATCGAGCAGTAAAACATACTGGACACCAAAAATGTTTTAAATGTGGGTATAGGTCTTTATCAGGTTTTAAAAAAGAGAAAGGTCTATGCCGTTATCATTGGAGTTTATATAACGGATGGATAAAAGACATACAAAGTATAAAATAATGACTATATATCAATTTCAAAATATGCTTTATGTTGATTATGGAATAATTTCTTTCTATATGCATTCAATAAAATCTTTATATATCAAAATGTCTTCTAATTCTAATAATCCATTTAGAAGAGCTATAGGTGAAGAGGAGAATGATTTTTTAAAATATCACAAAGACATAATAATTTATTAAGGAGACTATTATGAAAGATGAAAAATATTTTCTTAAAAAATGGAAAGTTAAAGATTATTTTGAAGTAGGTAAAAAATATAAAAAAACCTTTGAAACATTAATAGAAAACTGTAATTGTGGTAAATATATAGGTTATTGGATTGACAATTGTCTTTATGATGAACTTTCAGAACCGAAAGTTATGTTAATAGGAACAACATCATATTTAATGCTAATGATGGTTAATGATAAAATATTATGTGTTGCACAAGAAATGATATTTAAATATATAAATAAAAGAATAACAAAAGAAGATTATAATAAGATATCAGATGATATAAGTTTTGCTTTAAAATGTGATCCATCAAAACATAATCTTTTTTCTATATTTATACATGAAATATCAAGTTTAAGAGAAAAAAATAATATTGATTATGAGGAATACCAAAGATTATTAAATAAATTTCACTTATTCATTAATTATCTTGAAACAAATAATTATTTTAAAAGGAGCAATAATAATGCCTAAAGGACACTATAAGGAGCGCATTATTATAATGACTAATACATGGTTAACTAAAAAAATATTTCTTAATGCGATAAAAAGAAATAGAATATTTTTAACCAAACAAAATATAAGCCGAGGTAGAACTATAGGATATAACTTATATATCTTCTATAAAAACAAAATGATATTAATAAAAGGATTATCTCACCATTGGAGTGATTTTTTTGAAAGCTATAGACCGCGGGGAACAGGGTATAATAAACCACAAGAAATAATTGAGAGTGTAGGCTATTCACTAGGAATAAAAAAACTAAAGGAAATAAATTATAGAGTAATATAAAAAATGAATAAAATAATTAAAATAGGAGATACTAAAACAAAAGTAAGAATTTTTCATTGCAAAAAAAATATATGCTATTTCATTAAAAACATACTCAATATTAAATTGAATAGTAATCAAGAAAAAATATTAAAAATAACAGAAAAAAAATTAAATAATAAAAAACAATATGATAATAACAAAAGCTTCTATAAATGAATTAGAAAGGGCATTAAGAGGAATAAATGCAAGATATAATAATAATATTTATTTAAGCAGCAAATCTGATAAATATAATAATGAACCTTGTTATAAATTATCTTTACTTGTAAACGATACTAATAAAAAAGGAGCACGATTACAAATAGGTAAAAAAAGTAACTTAGGATGCATTCATGTTCATAGGGATTTTTTCAATATTTTATTATGAATAAATAAAAAAGCAGTCATTATAGTATATGGAGAATGGATAATAAAGAAAACCGTCACAGGAGAAGTATTAGGTATGTATATAAAAACAGTCAAGATAGTATGCACAAGATCTCCCCTAGATCATTTTTATGTAAATGTAATAAAAGGAGACAGATAAAATAATGAAAAGAAAACGTTTAGAAATAAATGATTTAAAAGATAAAAAACTCAAAAAATTATTAAAACGGTTTGAAAAAACAACAATAAATTTAAAAGATAAAGAATGGGATATGTCAGAGGGATATATAAAACCACATCACGATATAGAATTAGATGAAGATGCAAAATTAAAAGCTATACATTCATTAATAAATTACCTTAATGAAAAAGATAATGAATTTTGTAAAATGAGAGATGAATTAATAATTAAAGGATAAATAATATGAGAGCAGATAAATTTATAGAGACAATAAAAAAGAATCATTTCCCCGACGATGAAATAGTGTGTATTTATTGGACAGAGGCGGACATTATCTGTAGAAAAAGTGAACTTGATATTACATTGAATAGGGAGGAAAGAAAATAGGTATTAAGAATGATAGAGAATGATTCCTCCGCGGAAATAGGTATAAATTGGGATATTATAGACCATTATATAAATAAAATCTATGAAGATAGGCATAAATAAATTTTTGGCAATTACCTTGCATAAATAAAAAATATAGGTTATAATAGAAATAAAAGAAGCAAGCAGATGATTTATTAAAAGCTTTTTGAATTCCAAGAAAAAGGAGGTGATTCTTTTGTCAGATCAAAAACAGACAACCGTACCAAAGTCTATACTAAAGCCTGTACCAAAACCTGAAAAAGCTCAAAGGAAAATGAGTATTGGTTCTCTTCCCACTACATTTAAAAAGATAAAAACTGTTATTGATGCTCGAACAACTTCCGGGACTCCTGTTACCCCCGCGGAAAAATTGGATCTCAAAATGGTCGGTATGTATGCGGAATACGTTAAAGATGCAATTGATGGTATACTCGAAAATATGGTATACTCGAAAATAACGAGTAAATTTCTTGATTGGTAATTGTAATTTCTGGGAAAGGCCGATTTTAAATAAAGCCCCCCCGCTTTTATCAGCCTTTTTTGAGAGGTTATAATTTATATTATCTTGGTAGCTCGAATAAAATTCGCTAACCTAACTAGTTTCTTTTAAACTATCAAGATATATAATAACCACCCTGAAATTTTTGGTTGATATATAAAATATTAGCTAGATTGGGTGGATATATAATATCCCAAAGTAGGGTAAATAGTTTCATACAGTACAAACTACTGCTCTATTGTCCGAATTTATCCTACTTTGGGCAAATTACTTGGAAAGGTGGTGATAATTTAAAAAAATAATTCCCTTTTTAAATTTTACAAAATAGTATCTTATATATGGTTAAGCCGGACAAAATATATAAATTAGAAAGGTGGTGACAATCATTGAGTAGAAATAATAGGCTAGAAGAGTTAAGAAATCAAGATACAACTGGTATAACTAGAAGTTTAACGACTCATGAAATGGCTTCATTATTAGGTGTAACCTCATCAACAATTATCCAATGGATAAAAAACAATAAGATTAAATGTACTCGTACATTAGGCGGACATAGAAGGATACCTGCTTCTGAATTGGAAAGAATCCGTACCGAAATGAAAATTGATAAAACAGATGAACAACCTGTTTTAAGTAAAACTAAAAGCACTAAGAAGATATCAAAAAATAAATCCAGTAAACCTAAAAAGAAAGTTGAGAAAAAAATCAAAAATAACCCATCTACAATAAAAAAAGTAGAAAAGGAAATCGAACATAAAACAGCTTTACTTGCTCCTGGAAAATACAAAATATAACAAAAAAAACTGTAGATCCAAAAAACTAAAATATAAAAAATTAAAATTTCGGCTTAACCATATGATAAATCAAAAAGAAATAAAGTTTATAGCAAGAATAATGATCTATTCATCAACTATTTCACCTATGATATGTTTCTTTAATTCTGAATTACCTTCTATTTGTTGCATAACATTATTAAGACCTTCAGCAAAAGTAACTTGTTTACCAGGAACTTTTATACTTTTACTTATATTGTCAGTAGTGCTTCCTAAAGCTAATCTTCCTATTTTTTGGAATTTTTCAATTGTTTTAGCCGCCAATTCAAGGTCATCCATGGTTAATACAACTTTGACACCTTCATCAATAGTATTACTTCTTTCGGTTAGCCATTGTTCAACTTTACTTATTCCTGTTTCAGCTAACTTAATACATTTTGAATCAAATTTAGCGGCTTTTCTTGCTAAATATTTTATTTTTTCTTCTTGTAGGGTATGTTCATAATTTGTTACATAATTATTTTTTTCAATAACCCATTTTTGAGCAGAAGCAACGCGCCTTAAATATGCAGAAGGACAACCATGTTTAATAGACAATTCCTTCATAGTAGGCCATTTTTGAACATTTTCTTTATCTACATATCCTTCTACATATTCACGCTTAATTTTTTCCCAATTATATTTGTTGCTTATCAGATTGGATATATGTTGATTCTTTTCTATCATTTGCATTTTATAAACCTTTTTTATATTATTATATGTCATAGTAACAAAAAATACAAAATAAAAATTGTTATATAAGGAATAAATTCTAATGTTCATTATAAATAAAAGAATAAAACTTAAAGTTTTTTGTGGCAATGCTATTCATATAAAAGATGAAATACAAGAATTTTTTAAAAAAAATGAAGGAACTATAATTCATGAAATTTTACAATCAGAATCAGTAGATATTAGTGATCTTTTTAATATTACAATAACTATTTTTTATGAAGAAGCTCCTTAATTGGTATTAAATTTGCTTATATAAATATCATAGGTTTAAAAATGAAATTTACTAAAAAAGAGATAAGTAATATAAAATATTTTTTTTATATGATTAAACAAAGATTAGAGATACATAAAATATATGAAAAAAATATAAAAAAAAATTATCCTGAGTTTGTAAAATTAAATCTAATAAAATATGGGTTTTATGCAGGAAGAATAATTGAAATAATATATAGAAGAATAAATTTTAAAGATGAGGAGAAGAATTTAAATGCTGATGAATTAATAAAAGAACTATTTGGAGAAGATTTTTTTAATTGGGTATGTAATGATCATAAGGAGTTTACTCATGGAGTTAGTACGCCTAATAGTGAGCGTAGTATTGATAATATCATTACCAATAATCAGCATAATGAATAATATGAAATATAATATGAAATATAAAAGGAAAAAAAAGAATAAAAATCGCTATTGAAATATAATAAACAATGAGTTATAATATAATATATACATATCAATAACAATTTCAATAAGGAGAAATAATGAAAAAAATAATTACTGGTATAGTTATGGGTTTTTTAACTATAATATTTATAGGATATATTTATGGGTGTTTTAGTACAATTCATACTCATAGAGATATAATTAATGTACTTCTCGAATATTATCCAGATTACAAAGTAGAAATAACAGATAGTGATCCAAACGCAATAATGATTTTAATTAAAAAAGGAGAATAAGTAAATGCCATTAAGGGGAAAAACACCACAATGTAAAGATATGCGATTAAAAGGTTTTATTTATGGGCCACCAGGAGCAGGGAAAACAATAGCTGCTCTACAATTTCCTAATGCTTACATTATTGATACAGCAAAAGAAACAGATAGTTACTATAAATTAATTCAAAAACAAAACAGTGAGGTTTTTGAATGCTCAAATATTTATGAAGTAATAAAAGAACTTCAAACTTTAAAAAATGAACCACATAGATTTCAAACATTAATAATTGACGAATTAAGTACACTATATACCAATGATCAAATATTATGGACTGATAAATTTAATAATGCTATTATAGAAAAAGCAGCAAAATTAAAGAAAACAATAGATAAAGCCGATTTTTTAGAAGATTTTGGATATAGATTTTGGAGTAAAGTAAAAAGAGATTGGTATAGAATGTTAGAATTACTTAAAGAATTAGATATGAATGTTATTACAATATCTCATCAAAAAGATAAATATGGAGATGGTCAGAAGGTTATCGGGATAACATCTGCTTCAGATAAAGACGATGAATATTTCTTCGATTTTGTTTTTAGATTGATTAAAAGAGGAAAAGAATATAAAGCTATTTGTGAAAAACAAAGAATACTCCCTAAAGAAATAGACCCTGAAGAAAAAAGATTTCCAGATGAATTTAAATGGCATTACGAAAATCTTATTATGTTTTATAATAAGAGATATCTTGAAAGACCGACTGTAAATTCTAAAATGGAAATTAAAACCGAAAAAACTGATGAATCTGAAATTAAAAAAGATGGACCAAAAAAGGCTCAAAAAGCTGTAAATGATTTTGTTGATAATAAGAAAAAAGAATTAAAAGAAGATAAGGTAGAAATACAAGAGAAAGAAGAAAAAGAAGAGAGAAAAAAAGAAATAAATTTAAATGAAAAAAGTAACGAAGATAGTTTAGAAAATAAAATTAAAAAAATAAAAGAACTATTAAAAGTCAATGATATACAAATTAAAGATTTTAAATTATTCTTGAATAACGTTGTTAATTGGAAACATATTAATATATTAACAAAGCTTTCAAAAAAAGAAGCTGGTACAATACTGGATAATTGGGAATCTAAAGTATTCCCAAAATATAAAGAAACAATGGGTATTCAAGATACTCAAAAAGAAAAACAAAAAGAAGAACAACCTATAAAAAATGAAAAGAAAGGATATGTAGATAAACAAGAATACAAACCAAACGAACCGATTAGAGAAGATCAAAAAGAAAGGATAAAAGCAGAATTAGAAAAACATGAAGTATCTGAAGCAAAATTTTTTAAAGGATTTGATTTATATTCTTGGGAAGAAATAACCCAAGAAGGAGCAGAAAACATATTAGATTCATTAGATATAATGATAGGAGCTTTTAAATAATGAGAGGTAGACGAAATTACGAAGGGATACCAGAACAAACAGATTATCCAGTATTACCTGATGGTAACTACATGTTTGAAATTAAGGAAATAGAAGATAGCGAAACAAGAGAAAACCATGATTATATGGCAAAAATAGTCCTTGTATGTATAGAAGAAGGTGATTACGAAGGAGGTAGAATATTTGATAATATTATTATTCCAGATAAGAACTCTCCTGCCCATAAAATTATAGGAAGAACAAAAAGATTCCTACATGCAATAGGCGAACCATACGAAGGTGATTTTGAATTTGATACAGATAATTGGATAAATAAAACAGTCGAAGCAAAAATTAGTATTGGTGAATGGAACGGAAGACCTAAAAATAATGTTGATAGATATCTGTTACCTGAGACTAACTCAGAAACATCAGATTCACCAACAACAGAAAGAGGACTTCCTTTTTAATTAAATTTTTGTGCAATAACTTAACTTTTCTGTATTAAAAAATATTATTAATTTTATTTTCAAAGGAGACAATATGAAGAAAATATTTTCTTTATTGTTTATATGTATTATCGTTGGGATGATGTTCTTCTCTCAGCCGTCACATGGATTCAATTCATATTATGGCAATTATGAGATTGCGAAGATCATTCATTATGCTCATCCTCCACCACAATTATTACTAGCTCATATAGAACCTATAAATTTTATTTTTACCTCGGTTGATGGCGTAAATCATCTATCTCCGGCACGAACAAATGATATACAGTCCTGTCCAAATAATGTAGTAGTTTTTTCCCAACTGATTGATGATGATTCTCTATGTAATAATACTACTACTTTATTACATCCAATATGCTCTCACAAATTATTTTTATTACGAGCATATAATAGTTTTAATTTTGTTTCCAATAACCACATCAGAGTGCATAATATATTATTGATAAGAAATATTAGACGCATCCCCTCTCAACCAACGGATAATGTTAGGACGGTGATTGAAACAGGTTTATATAATTACCCCGTGCGTATTGCTGCCGCTCCATCGGTTTCAAAAAGTATGTATAATTTGAATAGTGGTTATACCTTATTATGACCGAAGATAACGGCAATAACTACCGTTGGTAGTTACTTCTAACAACTGTGCCTAGTAGTTATTGTAAAAAATTTAAGTTAAGTTATTGCCTTTACGGGGCGGCGATACGGAATAAGTCGTCGCCCTATTTATATAAGGAGAAGAGATGAAAGGTAAATACAAACAACCCTTACCTAAAGCACTTCAAAATTCGTTAGATAATGAAACCATTACTGATGAAGTAAAATTAATAGGTGATAAATATAGGTTTTATTATACTAAAAGCGGAAAATTTAAATGTGATAGATATGGTAAGCCGTTGAGAGATTTAACAGGTGATAAGGCCGTATATGTATTATTTTATAGAATATTGGAACAAGATGAAATTATAGATAATTTAAGAAAAATAATAAAGAAAAAAATCCTTAAGTTATGAAAAAAACTGAAGTAGAAACTATAATTACATTTAGTAAGGCAAGTAAAGAAGCCCATATTTGGACTAACGATATAAAAATTATCAGAAAGATGGAAAAATTAGAAGCTATAAAAAAAGATGAAAATAATTTTATTATACCTATTAATTTTATTCATCTTTATAAACCGCGTGGATATACTAAAAGACAACAAGAAATCACTAAGATGTTATTGAAGCAAAATAACCCTAAAATCAATACTGATAGGGAAGAAGAGGTAAAATCGAAAAAACAGCCCAAATTATTCGATTTAAGCATATGGAATATTAAGTAATATAAAACTACATAAAAAATACTTTTATAAAGAAAATTACCGTAACTTACGGTAAAAATCTTATATTATTTTTTATTCTGCAAATTAATTTAAGGGAGAAATAAGATGTCATTTCTAAATCCAGAATTTAAAAACTACATAGATAGAAAAGAAATAAAATGTGAAGTTGAATATTGTGATGAAATTGAAAGTGAAATTAATGGTAAAAAAATGATCCGTCCAGGAGTGAGGGTGACTTGTTCAGAATGTGATCATTCAGTAGAAAGCTTAGGCCAATCAAATAAAAGCATTAAAAGATGTTTAGCATTACTTTGTGAAGAATGCCCGAATGAAGAAAATAACTGGTATACCGCAGTTGATAAATATGGAATAGAAGTATAAAAAATGATAAAAATGATAAAAAAATATAAAGAAGCTAATATTACCATAAATAATATTATATTAACTACTAGTCAATCAATGACTATAAGAGTAGCTTTAGAAATGTTTTGTAAAGATTTAATTGATAATGGTTTAGGTGAAGATATTCATGGTCAAGAAATAAAAAAACTTTATCTTGAAAGAATTCATGAAATAAGAAAAGTCTTATATAGATCTTAGTACAGGTATGTAAAAATGGAATTTATAAGAATTAAACATCATAAAGCAGATTTTCTTGTAGTCAATAAAGCACCTTTTAGGGATGACAATCGATTGTCATGGAGAGCTAAAGGTATTCTTGGATTTTTGTTATGCTTACCTAATAATTGGGAATTAAACAGAAAAGAAGCCTCCAACCATGCTAAAGATGGAATTACATCTTTTAACGAGGGTATAAAAGAATTATCAACATGTGGATACTGTAAAATACTTCCTGTAAAAGATTCACAAGGTAAGTTCCGCGGATTCGATTATATAATCTCTGAAATCCCGAACTTGAATCAACTAGACCTTGATAATAAAGAGACTAAACCGCAATTAGAAAAACCGAACACGGTTTTACCGAACACGGTTTTACCGAACACGGTAAATCTAACGCTACTTAATAAAGATATTATACAATACATAAAGAAAAACAAGAAAGAAATTTTAATATTATTAAATGCCGAGGCGAAAAAGAAAAAAACCAAAAGAAAATTTAACCCTGATTCGTTGGGCGGAAAACTGGCACAATACATGTTGGATGAAATAAGAAAATTTGATCCAGTTTTTGAAACGCCAAACATGGGTCAATGGGAAGCTGGTTTTAATATAATGATTTTTGTTGGTGGTAAATCATATGATGAAATTAGAGAAGTAATATATTATGCGGTACATGATAATTATTGGCAAGGTATAGTTAAAAATCCATATGTTCTTAAAGCTAAATATGATACTTTATTAACCCAATTAATTAATAAAAGAAAAAAAGCTACATATGCAGAAGAAAAAAAAGGAGTATTTGACAGAGCAAGAGAGAAATTTAATCAAAAGAATTGATATTACTCTTGATACGGTTATAGAAGATTATTATTTATTTATTCCAATTGCTATTTTAAATGAAAGAATAGATTTAGAAGGTTTTGAGAATAAAACAGAATTAATATATGAACAAATAAAACTATTAAAAGAAATAAAAGAAGAGATAAAGAAATTATGAAAGACAATGAATACTCTGATTTTGTTGATTTAATGGAAAAACTTTCTCTAAATTTTAAAGGCGAAATTGATGAGAAAAAAATGATTTATATTTTAACGAACTTAAACATTATAAACTATCCGCGGTATCAAGAGCAATAAATTATGTTATCAGTACAAGAATTTATTCTGATTTCCCTATTGTTGGCGTTATAAGTAAAGCCATAAAGGATTCAAAACATAAAATAACTATAGATTCATAATAAATATGAAAGTTTCAAAATATTTAGATTTCAAAAATCTTGAATATGATATAAAAGATAGACCGAGCGGAGAAAATTATATACTGGTATGTCCTTTTTGCAATGGCGGAAGTAAGCAGGAAAAATCATTTGCCATTAATGCTAACTCTGGATTATGGAATTGTAAAAGAATTAATAACTGCGGTAAATCTGGAACATTCTATCAGCTTCAAGAAATGTTAGGGGATAATCCAAAACCTATAGATCCTTTTTTTAAAAATAGAAAAGGTAAGATTGATAAAGTTAAGAAATATAAAGTACCTACTGTTATTAAATTACCATTAAGTAATAACAGTATTGAATATTTACAAAATGAAAGAAAATTTACAAAAGAGATTATAAATAAATTTAATCTTTTTGAAGGAACTAAAGGAGAAATTAAAATTCCATATTATAAAGATGGAGTCATAGTTAATGTAAAATCAAGATTAAAACATACAAAGGAAATGTGGCAATGTGAAAATGCAGAACCAGTATTATTTAATAGAGATAATGTAACAATAGAAGAAGATGAAGAAAATTTATTAATTATAACTGAAGGAGAATATGATTGTATTGCATTAACTCAATTAGGACTTAATAACGTTGTATCTGTACCAAATGGAGCGGATGATTTAAGATGGATAGAAAATGAGTGGGATTTTTTAGAGCAATTTAAAGAAATTTTTATCAACATGGATATAGATTCAGCAGGCCAAAATGCAGTTAAACCTATAATAAATAGACTTGGTATTTGGAGATGTAAATCAATAAGACTTCCATATAAAGATGCTAATGAATGTCTTATAAAAAGCGTATCAAATAATGAAATAGGACAGTGTTTTGAAAATGCTGAAGAATTTGCACCATTAGAAATCAAAACTGCGGGAGATTTTTGTGAAGAAGTTATTGATATATTTAAAAATCCAGAAAAATATAAAGGAATACCAACTGGAATACCAGAATTAGACAAACTGATAAGGGGATGGAGAAATAGTGAATTAACTATTTGGACAGGTCAAGGTGGTTGCGGAAAATCAACAATGTTAAATCAATGTTGTATATTATTATGTGCTCAAGAAGTTAAAGCTTGTATTGCATCTCTTGAATTAAGGCCAGCGAGATACTTAAAATGGGCCGTTCAACAAATATTAGGAAAGGAAAATCCAACAGAAGAAGAAATAATAAAAACTTTTGAATGGTTAGATGAGTGGTTTCTAGTACTTGATATAGAAGATAATGTTTATGGAAGTAAGATTTTTGAGCTATTTGAATATGCTGCTAGAAAACATGGGATAAAACAATTTGTAATAGATTCATTAATGAAAATAAGACTTAAAGGATCGGGTGATAACAATGATATGAGCCAAGTTGAGTTTGTTATGGATTATAAAGGTTTTGCAAAAAAATTTGATGTCCATTGTCATTTAGTTGCGCATTCACGGAAAAAAGAATCTGATAAAGATAAGCCGGATAAAACAGACGTGAAAGGAAGAGGTGAAATAACTGATACCGCGGACAATGTTATTACTGTATGGCGGAACTTAGATGATGAAGAAGAAGATTTAGAAGAAGGGGAAAGGGTAGATGGATTATTAATAGTAAGAAAGAATAGGGAGTTTGGTGATTTAGGTAGTATTCAATTAACATTCGATAAAAATAGCAGGCGTTATATGTGTAAAGGTCAATATGATTTTTATAATAGGGCATAAGATATGCATTAATATTAAAGAGAGGATTTTGTCATGGAATTTAATGAATTTAAAAAAGTATTTCAAAATAATTTTAATAATATAATAAAAGATCAAAATACACTATTTGTAACAGAGGCAAATAAAGATAATCTTTGGAATCTATATCTTAATAGTTTTCCGGAAGGGACTAATAATGTATATAGAGAAAAAAGAGAATTTGATTGTAGTTGTTGCAGACATTTTATTAAATCATTTGGGAATGTTGTTATTATAAAGAATAATAAATTAATTAGTATTTGGGATTTTAATATAGAAGATCCTAAATACCAACAAGTTATTAATGCATTATCTTTATATGTAAAAGCATTTTCTGTTTGTAATGTTTTTGTAGCAAAAGAACAAATCTTTGGGATAGATTATAATTTTGAAAAAAGAGATGATCTTCCTTTTAAATGGTATCATTTTCAATTGGAACTTCCTAAAAGATTTATCTTTGATATGGATAAGACAGTAGGATCTTTTCAAGATGTTTTTAGGGATAATAAAAATGGTCTTTTAAGAGCACTAGAAGAAATTTCTAAAGAATCTGTTGAAACAACTCTTGAGCTTATATTACGAAAAAAACTTTATAAGGCTGAAGAATGTAAAGATATATTAGAAAAGTTTCTTTTTGTTCATAATGAATATAGTAATATTGATGAAAAAGATAAAGATAATTATATTTGGATTAAATCTGTAGAACTTGGAACCGGAATAAGTAGACTTAGAAATCATTTTTTTCTCTTTTCAAGGTTCGATAAATATGTTTTACAATGGATTGGGCCATTTTTGTTAGATCTTTCAAAAGGAGTAGAATTAAATAATGCCAGAAATAAGTATTTAAAAATTGTTGATCCTAATAATTTTTATCATTCAAAACCAGTATATAGTAAAAGAATGGTAGAAGATGCTGAGAAAAAAGTATCTGAATTGGGGTATAAAGAATCCATAAGTAGAAGATTTGCAATACCAGATGATATTCCTAAAAATAATGTTCTTTTTTCAAACAAAGATGTAATAACTTATATTGATGAAAATGATATATTTGGAGAATTGAAAAAGGAAGCCATTGTAAATCCTAAAAAATTTAATAATATTGAAACAATAGAAATAAATGATTTTATACATAATATCTTGCCAAAAATTACTAAAATTGAAGCATTATTTGAAAATCGTCTTGTTCCAAATTTAGTATCATTAATAACTTCTAAAAATAAGAATAGCAAATCTATGTTTAAGTGGAATAATGATTTAACTTGGGCTTATAAAAATAATATTACAGATAGTAGTATGAAACAACAAGTTAAATTAGCAGGAGGTAGAATTGAAGGGCCATTAAGATTTTCAATATTATGGAATGAAAATGGTGATAATCAAAATGATCTCGATGCTCATTGCATTGAACCAAACCGTAATCATATCTTTTATCAAAATAGACTTCCTACAATTCATCCTTCTTCTTGTAGATTAGATGTTGATGTAATACATCCAGGAAATAAAATAGCTATTGAAAATATGATATGGACGAATTTAAATAAAATGCTTGAAGGTAAATATATGTTATATATACATGTTTATTCCTATAGAAATGGAATAAGTGGATTTCAAGCAGAAATAGAATTTGATGGTCAAATATATTCATATTCATACAACAAATCAGTAAAACAAAATGATATAATTAAAATAGCACAAATTGATTATAATAAAAAAGAAGGTTTTAAAATTACTCATTTATTAAAATCATCTATGTCATCTAATATTGAATGGAATATACGTATAAATCAATTTCATCCCGTTTCATTTTTCATGTTATCCCCTAACCATTGGCAAGAACAAGGTATAGGAAATAAACACTTTTTCTTTATGTTAAATGATTGTATAAACAATGAAAATACAAATGGTTTTTTTAATGAATTTTTAAATACAGAATTAAAACCTCATAAACATGTACTTGAGGCTTTAAGTTATAAAATGCAAGTTGAACAGTCTAATAATCAATTATCTGGGTTAGGTTTTAGTTCAACAAGAAGAAATTCATTAATTTGCAAAGTCGAAGGTCATTCTTATAAAAAACTTATAAAAGTGATCTTTTAATATTAATAATCAAACATAGGAGAGAAAAATGTTTGAAAAAGCATCAAGGCTTAAATTGCGTTTTAATTACAAAGGATTATGCCCGACAGAAGATTTATGGTATGCACCATTATTTGTTTCAAAAGAAGAAAAGGAAATGGGTGAAAAAGGATTAAAAGAAATTCATCAAGAACTCTATCAAGAATTGAAAAAATATCGTGAATTACGATCAATTGAATGTGATTCCATCGATGAGGACGGTACAGAATCTATAAAAAAGACTGAAGAAGAAGAAATCTTAGAACTCAAAATAGAACTTGAGAGGGAAGAAGCAGTAGAAAAATCTAAGAAAAAACAAGAATTAATGGAAATATTATATAATCAAGAAAAAGAACAATATAAGAATATGCCCAGAGAAGAATTGTTAAAAATTATTGACGATTTATAAAAAATAATTTTGCTGTGATTAATGACATTATTATTAATCACAGCAAAAAAAAATAAAATGGAGTTAATATGAATAATCAAAGATCAATATTTTTTTCTCTTACTATGTTTTTTATTATAACTTTTATTTTATTTGTTTTTTTTGGTATTATAAATCATTCTACTTTTTCAAAAAAGATCGAAAAAATAGAAAAACAAAACAAATATGTGATTCAAAAAGAGCCAAAAATACTTGGTAATATTGGTACTATTATTCATAAATCATGTTCAGGTAGAAAGCTTAATATTTATAAAAGATGTATAAATATTAAAGATGAAGGCCAGTTTCTTACATGGAATACTATCGATGCTACAGATGATACAAGTAAAATGTGTATTTTAAAATCTGGAATAATAGAAATAAAAATAAAATATGTAGAATAAAAATGAATAAATTTTTTAATTTATTTATGATTATTAGTTGTATGTGGTGTTTTATTGAATTTATATTTTTTAAAATTTATAATAAGATATCATATAATTATAAAATATTATTGATAACTTTATTAATAATATTTTTTTACTTTCATTTTTGGTTGTATTAGATCTTGGTTTTAAAAAATTAATAATATATTTATAAAATAACAAGGGTAAAAATGATATTAATTGAATTAGCCTCTAAAAAAATTAATAAAGTAAAAAAAGCTATTTGGGCCAACCCTAATGCTTATTTAAAATTAGATATTATTGATAATAAACTTGGACCATGGGGCCATTTATATGATCAACCAATACAAGACAATGTGGGAATAGATTCACCACAAAATGTTTTAATAATAGGTGATAACGAAAATGATTGGATTCCTTTTAATAATAAAGAAGAATAAACATGACATTTAAAGAAGCGATTAAAATACTTGGAAAAGACCTGAATCAGTTTTTCAACATATATTAAAATTACTTGTAAAATCTATGGGAGATTATTTAATAGAAGTTGATAGATGAGAACTTTATAAATTAGAGGAGAAAATTTAAAATGCAAGTAGGATTTATTTGCACTAACGGAGAAGAAGTTTTATTTAAAGACTGTATGGAAAATTGTAAAAATCATTGTGTTTCATTACCTACTTTATCAATACTTTCAAAACAAAGACCGTGGACTGGTTTACCAAGTACAACACAATTAATAACCGGAACTAGATATACTTTATTAAAAATATTTAAAGATTACTATGAGGATATCCAAAAATTAGCATGGATATTACTTGGGAATAAAGTGCATAAATCATTGGAAGATAACGATACAGAAGGAACTAGTGAGATTTCTTTTGCTAATAGAATTCAAAGTGGAATTGCTGATTATTATAGTCCAAAAAACTTTACTTTGTGGGATTATAAAAATAGTGGATCTTATAAAGTTAAAAAAGCTTTAGGATTAGTAAGCATAAAAATAAGTGATCCATTGGGAGAAAGATATAAAAAATCTGGTAGAGGATATAAAAAAGGAGATATAAAACAAGTAACTGTATGGAACCAAGATCAATCCGCGGTTGATATGTGGGAATGGATATTACAAACTAATCGATATGCTATATGGCTTGAAGATAGTGGTCGTCCAGTAAAAAAGATTAAAATTGAAATAATAGTAAGAGATGGTGGATTGAAAGCAGCCGCCACGTATGGAATAGATAAAAATATTGTAGTAATTGATATACCAATTTTAGATAGAAAATATGTTTTAGATTATTTCAATAAAAAAGCTAAAACCCTGAGAACAGCAATAGCATTAATGTGGTCGCCATTGTGTAATAATAAAGAAACTTGGGGCGGTAGAAAATGTGAAAATTATTGTCCTGTATCCAAATATTGCAAAGAGATGCCAGAACATAGTAATCTTGAAAATAGGTTTGATTTTCCACAAATTTTATGTTAAGGATTTATGATGTTATTCTTAAAAATTATGACTTATTGTTTCATTACAATAATATTTATTAAATCAGTGATTATATTTCTTTGTTGGTTATCAGTTTTTGTATCTATAGAAACTAAATCAAAAATTGATTTAATTAAAGAATATAAATTAAATCGTAAAAAAACATTGATATAAATTTAAAAATATGATATACTATTAGTATATAATCTTATACACCTCTTTTCATGGCAAAGGCGGGGATTGGAAATGATAATCTTCGCCTTTTTTAAAATAGGAGAATAAAAGTGAACCCTATAGTAACAGAAATATTACAAGAAATTTTTCAATCAATTACTATTGCTATTATTCTATTATTAGCATCTATTATTACATTATATATTAATAAATTAAGAAGAAAAACAGAAGAAATAATAGGCAATGAATCATTAAAGATACTTGATGATATTATATATAATGTTGTTAAATCTATAAATCAGACAGTTTGTGAAAAAACTAAAGAAAAAAATAGAGCTTTGAGTGGAAAGCCGAAATTAAGCGCTAAACAAGAGAAAGCAGTTAAAAACTTAGCTAAAGAACAAATTAATTTCATAGTTAGTGATAAAGTAATAAAAGATATTAAATCTGTTGTATGTAATGTAGATAAATATATTGATCATACAATAGAAAGCACTATTAAAAGTGAAAAAAATGAATAAACCAATTGTTATTATTTATATAATACTTTTATTCTGTTTATTTTTATTAATTAAAGAATGTAAATCATCAAATCTTGAATTAATAAATTTAAATAATAAAATAGAAAAATATGTAAGTAAAATAAATCCATCATTGAATGAAAATCAATTAAAGGACATATCTTTATTTATTATAAACGAATCAATATATTATAATATTCCATGGATAATTACACTTGCTATTATGGAAGTTGAATCTCATTTTAATCCTAAAGCTGTATCACCTGTAGGAGCTAAAGGATTAATGCAAGTATATACTTTAAAATGTTGTGGAATAAATTTTAATAAAGAACAATTATTTAATATACAATATAATATTTCCGCTGGTTTGTGTATTTTTAGAGATAAATTAAAAATATCAAATTATAATTTAATTAAAGCTATAGGACTTTATAATGGAACAGGACCAGATGCAAGAAAATTTGTTATTCGAGTATTGGATATTTTAAATAAATTAAATAAAGAATTTTATATAATATATTAAGAATTGAGATTTAAATATGAAAGATGAATTATTATCTATTCATCTTAAATTTGGTGATACAAAAAATGCTTTAAAACATAGTAAAGTTCTTAGATTAGCAAATGAGATTTTAAATGATAATTAATACTAAAACTAAAATGTATAAAGCTCTTCAAAAAGGTCTTTTTGGGAATACAGGTAAATACTATAAGAATATAAATTTTATTCCTAAAAATGAAATAGTTACATTAAGATATAAAGATAGAAATAAATTATCTGGTAAGAATTTTTTAGCTTATGATATTACTAAAAATATGATAAAACCAACAATAAATAAATGGGTAAATCAAGGAGCCAAAGAAGAAAATATATTTATAAATCAATCACAAAACGACAATAATATAATAGTTCAAGGTGAATTAACTATAAATGAATATGGATATTATTTTTACCATTCTTTTTTAAAAGAAAAAATAAGAATAGCACTTAAAAAAGATGGTAAAGTCATCCATGGATTACAAGTTTCGTTACTTTTAAAAAGAATAATGGATATTAATAGTTACAATGATACAATTGAATTATTAGAAACTTATCCAAATCATATAATTGAATTAAGTATCTATAATCATTATACTGGAACTATTCCTAATCGTAATACAATAATTTGGGAAGTAAGAGCTTATTAAATATGTCAATAACAATACCATATTGGGCATTCCCTTTAATAATAACAATAATAGCTTTATATTTAGGTTTTAAAGATGATAGATCTGGTGGTCCCTATTGTGGAGCAGATCCATTAAGAGCCGCGGCTGGAATAATAATATCTTTGTTATCATGGTTGATATGGGCTGTAATAATAATGATAATTAAATAAAATAAAATGGATGATTTAATAAATTTAGCAAGTTTTGATAAAAATAAAGAATGGATAATTTTTTATAAAAAAGGGTGTTGTAATTGTTTTACAACTAAAAAGTATTTTGAAGCAAAAGGCATAAAACATGATAGTTACGATATAGATACAAGAGATGGTTTGTCTATGGCTGCAAGTTATGATGTAATAAAAGAATGTGAAGTAGGAGTACCAGTAATAATTGAAAAAAAACCACAAGAAAACTGTTTTTGATTTTTATTGGATAAGTAACTCGATAGGTAACAAAAAGTTACCAATTTCATTTAAATGTCCAGTATGTAATAAAATAAATGAAACTATTGCTATATATGAGTATACACCATATCATGAATTTTATGAAGGAATAGAATTTTTCTGCGGTTTTTGCTTATCACAATTTGTAACATTGCCTGAAGAAAAAATAAAATTAATAAGTGGAGCATTAATAATATAAACAGGAGAAGAATATGAAAAAGATACCATCATTATTTAAAAGAGATTATACAAAAAAAGAAAAACCTATAATTAATCAAATAAATAAAGAAGCTAAATGGGTAATAGATGGAGAGGGTATTGCAACAAGAAAATTTGATGGAACATGTTGTTTGATAAAAAATGGTAGATTTTTTAAAAGATATACAGTTAAAAAAGATAAAACTCCACCAGGAGATTTTATACCAGCAACAGAAATAAATCCAGTTACAGGGAAACAGGAAGGATGGAGGCCAGTAAGATCCTCAGATAAATATCATATGGAAGCTTATAATAGTATTATTCCACATTTTACATGCGAATTAGATTGGATAGATGGTACATATGAATTATGTGGTCCTAAAATTCAAAAGAATCCAGAAAAATTTGAAAAACATATTTTAATTAAACACGGATGCGAAGAAATAAAAAATGTACCAAGAGACTTTGATGGATTAAAAAATTTCTTTTTACAAAATGATATCGAAGGTATTGTATGGCATCATCTAGACGGGAGAATGATAAAAATAAAAGGAAAAGATTTCGGAATAAATAGGAATAAAAAATGGAAATAAAAGGAATAGATAAACCAAGAAATCCAAATCCTGCAAATCCTTTGATAGACCATGATTATAAAGAAAAGCAATTAGTTTATTATGTTGATCTTGATGGAACATTAGCTTATTATGAAAGATGGGGGAATATAGGTGATATTGGCAATCCAATTCCTTTAATGAAAAAATGGGTTTTGTACTGGTTAAAAAAGGAAATAAAAATAAAAATATTTACTGCGAGAGCATATAAACCAGAGACTATTCCGCCTATAAGAAAATGGTTATTAATAAATGGATTTCCACCAGATCTTGAAATAACTAATATAAAAGGACTCGATTGTGATTTAATTTTTGATAATAATGCTCGTGAAGTAATAAACAATACTGGTATAATAATTGATAGAACTGGGGAATTTAATAAAAAAATATTGGAAAATTAAAACTTTATGCACCTTAGTGAGATAAATGCAGATATGGAAACTAAGCTGTCTTGGAATGCTCACCGTGGCTATGGAACGACTTGGCTGATTGGCCTTAGTACCAGGCCATGTTACGGTTCGAATCCGTAGGTGCATAATATAAATATGGAGTTAGAATGAAAGTAAAAGAGCTTACAATTAATAAAATATATGATTTAGAAGAAGAATTGAAAAATGATATAATAAATTTACTTGATGAATTTGAAAAGAAAACTAATAGCACTATTAAACAAATAACTCTTTACAAAACTGGCAATGAGAAACATATTAATTTAAATATAGATTTTGGAATATGAAATGAGTGAATTTGTATTCGAGCATGATTTTAATAAATGCAATGAAAGATGCCCAACTAAACAACGTTTTGATTTTATTCATCCCGATCTATATATAAATATAAAAACTTTTTTAGATAAATTTTATGTGCCTTTTGAATGCTCAATTGATAATATAATTAATAAAGGATCATTACATTTAATAGATATATTATTTATTGGTGAAGCCGGGGGAGAACAAGAAGTATTATATAAAAGACCATTTTATCCTGGAGCACCATCTGGTAAAATATTAAGAGAAGTTATAAAAGATCTTTTATTAAAAAATTATGCAATAGCTAATATAATTGGTTGTCGTCCAGTTTCTATTAAAAAAAATAAATTTATTAATAGAACTCCAACTGAATCAGAATGTGATTATTGTATTGAACATTTAAAATCTTTTATAACTCTTCTTAATAAAGATATAAAAGTTATTTTACTTGGTAAAACTGCTGCATTTTCAGTATTTAAAAATATAAAAAATTATATTAACGATAATGAAACTATAAGTAAATTAGTTAAATTACCGCCATATAAATATAATAGTAGAATTTTTGCTGCAAATTTCCACCCGCGGTATGTTGCTAGTGGCGGTGGAATAAAAGGAAAGAGATATCAAGATTATTTAAATAGAATGGGGGAGATCTTAGAATGAATGAAAATCTTATTATAATTGATGATTATATAAATAGTAATAAAATAAATAAAGACGAATATTATAAAAAAATTAAAATATATTATGAAAGATTATTAAATGAAAAATTTAAAAACAAAATAAAATTTACTATTAATAAAGATAGTATTATAAAGTATCTAGGTGATATAAATGACTAAAGAAGCTAAAAAATATTATAATAAACATAAAAAAGAATATGATGAAATAATCAAAATTTTAGATGAAAATGATAAAAGACATAATGATGAAATTGATAAAATAAAAAAAGAAAGAGGATTAATTCGCGTTAATTATGATCCTTTTAATAATTGGGAAATTACAACATTTACAAAAAAACCATCTAAGTCTATGTTAGAAATTATAAATGAATATGCAAATAAAGAGAACATTAAATGACCAAAAAAGAATATTTACATGCATTAAATGAATTAAATGAAAAGAAAAAAGAATTTGAAACAGAAATTAAATTTACAGATGATGAAATATCTTTTTTAAATAAAAATTATATTAATGAAAATGCAAAATATGTTAAAGGTGATATAGTTAAATATTTAAAATTTAAAGAATTATATCAAATAATTCAGCCGGAATATAGTAATAGATTTAAAATATTAGCAAATTTTATAAGTAGAAAAGGTACTATATTGTATATAATAGAAAAAAATGATATTACACATAGAAGATTATCACATATAGGTGAAAATGATCTCGAATTAATAAAGAAAAAGAAAGATGAATAATTTTAAAAAGATTTTATTCATATAGATGATAATCCTGAGTATAATAATACTTCAAACGAAGAGGTTTTGTGGATATATGACTGGTAATGAATCTGTATGCAATAAATCAAGAGAAAGACAAAATACAGACATACAAGAATATTTAGATAGTATAAAAGATTATGGACTTCTAACCGATGAAGAAGTTATAGAATATACAAAAAGAAAAGATTCAGGAGATGAAGAAGCTAAAAGAATTTTAATAGAATCTAATCTAAGATTAGTTATAAATGTAGGTAAAAAATATATTAATAGAGGGCTTAGTTTTCAAGATCTAATTCAAGAAGGTAATATTGGATTAATTAAAGCTGTTGAAAAATTCGATTGGTCTAGGGGATATAAATTTAGTACTTATGCTACTTGGTGGATAAGGCAAGGAATTGTTAGAGCTATACAAGATAAATCAAGAAATATAAGAATACCAGTACATACTTTAGAAACTTTTAATAGAATTATAAAAATAGTTAAAAAATTTAGAGAAGAAAACAATAGAGATCCAAATATAAAAGAATTATCTGAACTTACTGAATTTTCTGAAGAAAGAATTGAATATACTATTAACTCTATTAGAACTAGTAATACTGTTAGTTTTTCAAGTATATATTTCAACAATATAAATTCTAATAAACAAACTACTTTACAAGAAAAATTAACTGATAATAGTATTGAAAATTTTGATTCTAAAATTGAAAAAAATAAATTAATTAGAGATATTATATTACATCTTAACTGGATGATTGCAGAAAGAAAAATAACTGAAAAATATAAAGCAATTTATATAATGAGGACCGGATTAGGAAATGAAAATGGTACAAGAACACTTGAAGAAGTAGGGAATCGTTTTAAATTAACAAGGGAAAGAATAAGACAAATTCAAGGATTGATAACCAGAAGTATCAAAAAGAATAGTAAATTAAGAGTAAGATATAAGGCTTTAATTGGATCATGAAATATATTTTAGGTTTAGATCCTGGTCAATATAAAAGTGCATATATATTATTAAAATTATCAGATGATAATTGTTTTGAAATAGAACAAAAAAATTGGTTAGATAATGATTATATGATAAAAGTACTTATAAAAAGATGTATAGAATATAGTAAAATTGAATGCGCCATAGAAACTATAGTATCTTATGGAAATATAATAGGACAAAGTACTATAGATACTTCAATATGGGCAGGACAATATTTTAGATTATTAAAAGATCTTAAACAAGAAGTTTATTTTTTAACAAGGCCGGATATAAAACTTAATTTATGTCATAATAGAGCTGCTAAACCTAAAAACGTAATTCAATCATTAAAAGATAGATTTGGTGATCTTGGAACAAAACAAAATCCAGGCAAATTATATGATTTAAAATTAAATGTTCCTAAAGGAAGTAGAGATCATTTATGGTCCGCCTTAGCAATTTCAATAACATATATAGATAAAAATCATGGAGATGCAAAATGAGAAGAATATTAGAAGAATTAAAAAAAATAGGGATTGGATATAGAGAAAATTACGGCGGGAAATTTGAAACTATATATCCGCATAGTGAATATTCGCTTAAAATTTTAATTTATGAACATGGTGTTGATGTTCAAATGATTGATTCAAATGGAATTTCTGAAAGCATAGGAAGCAGTGAAATAAAACATAATCTTATAGATGAATTATGTGAGGCTTTACACGAAGTTTTAAATAAATTTAAAGAGGAATAATAATGGATTTCCCTTGGAATAAAAATAAAAAAATAGAAGAACTTAGTAAATTATCAAGTAGAAAAGAAATACTAGCTAAATTTAAAGATATTGCTAATCCAAATTGTAATACATGTTATGGTCAGGGGCATGTAGGACATAAAATTAATCCTATTAAAACTTCTAAAAATAAAATAATTAAACAAAGAATATATATACCATGTCCGAAGTGCATAAAAAATTAATGTTTTATGCACTTCGCATAGATAAATGACCCTATTACAAAAAGCAATCCCCCAGAATGGACATATAAGACCACGGGATTAAATTTGTGATGTATTACCATCTCTAAAATTCCAATAGTCCATAAAATTATGGCCATGATTTCAATCGTAATAGCTAACCAATATTTCCAAGAATATTTAGGAATATTAGTTTTATATGATTTAATAAATAATTTTTCTTTCATTTTTTAATAAGATATGAATTGTATATTTCCAGCAGTCGGAGCAGAAGTTTTATACTTGTATTTTAGTTCTCCATTATGCTTAAATCCATCTATAAAAATATCTTTCCCTGCCGGAAATGTTATTTCTTTAGTTTCAAATTTAACAATTATATCTTGATTCAAACTATTAACTATTAAAAGATGTGTTCGTGTGTAATTTGTATCTAGGTCAATAAGTGAAGCGAAAGCTGCTGGAACATCCCCAAAAGCCTTAATTACCTCATCTATTATATTGGTATGAAATTGCCCTGTTGGATCTTTCCCTAGCATTTTAAAAATCTCCTTTGGTTTTTTATAAATAGCATAGCAGATAGTGGATGGGGTACACTATTTTTCGGCTACCGGAAACCTATCTATGCTATTATTAAATTTTAAAAAACAATAAATTATATTTCATTTATTGTATACGTAATAGCTGCCCCTTCTACCACAAATTCTCCCGCTATTTCATCCGAAGAAGCATCTAGCCTTCTTATTCTTATTGCTAATGCATCACCAGCGGTAAAGGCAATTGTTGATGCGTCGATAGTAAATGCTAATTTATATGAAGTATATTGTGCAACATCTCCTGTAAGTGTTTCAACAGTATAATTATTAGTTGTTAGAGGAACTACTTCATTACTGTCCATATTACATTTTTCAACACTAACTTGAATATTAAATCTTTTTGCATTATTTGCTGTATCAAGCCAACCACCTACATATACAATAGGATCTGTGACGTTATCCCAAGAAGAAATTACACATTTGCATGAAAATAATTCTTCATCATCATTATTATAAATAGGCAGACTATAACCATGGAAAAGACCTCTAGTAACTAGTGTTGGTTTACCTGTACCTATTATTATTGAACGATTAAAATTAAAAGTATCTGTTCTAATAGTTTTAGCATTTCCAATAAGTGTTACAAATCCATTTGATCCAACTTGCATATAATGAGAATTTAATATATCACCTATTCTTGTAACACCATCAGCCATTACAATTAAATGTTCATTAGCATCACCATTACCACCAGCATAAATCCTTACATGTCCAGTTGAACTATGTCTAGCTACAACACTTAAACCACCAGTCATTCCGGCATTAGTAATCATAGATCCACTTAATGCTCTTTTAGATCCGCTGGTAGTAAATCCGGGTCCATATCCTGTAAAAAATGTTGAACCTCCATTAACATCTGCTATAAATCTAGCTACTGCAAGAGTACCAGTATCTTCGTTTTCCATTCTAATAGCTCTATTACCATTATAGTCGCTTCGGACATGCAATGGCTCATTTGGAGATTGTATCGTAATACCAGTGTCGCCTTTATAATTAATTATAAATAAAGCGTTTTCTCCATCATCAACAATTTTAAGTAGATCAGCAGTTTGACTATCTGCTGCTGTTATTTTTATACCAGAAACATTTGCTGCACGACAAGTAACTTCTAACATTGCCGCAGCTATAGTAGATCCAATAGCCATTTGACCATTATCATCTATGTATACATTTAGTGAATCCCCTATTTCAGATGTTGTTTTCCATCTAGCTACACTATTTACAGCACCAGATCCCGAACCTGCAACAAGAACGTTAGGAATTATACAGCTCATAATTATGTTCCTTTATTTTTAATTATTTTTTTAATTTCTTCAATTATTTGTTGTTCAGATTTTTTCATTTCACCAATTATAAACATTGTAAACCCTTGATTTAAATGCTTAGTTAATTTATTACCATCATTTGATATTAAAAATTCATCTATGGTATTACCTATATTTTCTTTTAATATTTTTAAAACAAAATCATATTCATTTTTATTTATTTCTTCTTTTATAATTTTAGTTTCTCTTTGATTTACCCCATCATTGTTTTTCATTTTTTTTATTCCTTTTTATGCTGTTGTAAAATATATAATATTCACAGAAAAATCCCCAGTATCAACTATACTAGTTATATCAACTGCACCAGATCCAGGAGTATCAAAATATATATCCATTCCCGCGGCATTGTATATAGGATCTGCTGAAACAAAAGTAGTATAAGATGTTGATCCAATAGCCCCTAAGCCACCTAAAAAACTACCAGTTAATCCACTATTTAAAATTCTTAATAAAACTCCTGTTGCACCAAGATAAAAATCACCAACCGTTGAACCCTTAGATATATTATCTACAGTACTAATTACATCACCATTCCATCTATTTATTGTATTTACTTTAATAGTATTTGGATTTGTACCATCTTGAATGCTAACAGATATTGCTCTTATATTTCTACCGGCGGTCCCGTCACCTAGAATAGCATCACCAGCATCACTTTCCTTAAGAAATTTATCCCAAGAAGTAGATCCATTATCATTTATATATAAATCCGCATTAGTGTCTACCCAAAATGTTCCTTGATTGGCGGAATGTGTTGGTGTTGTGCCAGATTCAGGTACTACTCTCATAAATCCCTTATCAAAGGAGCCTAAAAAATCTATACCGTAATCTGCTTCATCAGATACAGATTGTAACCGCAAAAGACGATCGCCTTTTCCACCAATACTTACAGAGGTTCCTGTGGTAGCCCAATTAAAAAATAAACCGGCAGTATCACCAGCATTAACTCTTATACCGCCCCATGTTAATTGTGTAGGATTTGTTAATTCAGCTCCAAGATCTACAACATAATTATCGTTAAATTGCCTATACATATGAGCAATAATAGTGTCCCCTCTATCTTCATAAATAGATAAATAATTTGATAAAACAGATCTAGCTCCCGATGAAGCACTCTGAACTGTTACTCCTGTCATAGTACCTGCTTGAATTGTAGTTGCTGGAACTTGACAACCAGTACTTAAAATTCCACCTACAATATTAAGAACCTGTGATCCATCAGAGTAATCTATTCTATTATTTCCAGATCTACCTATTCTTACCTGACCACCTTCAGCAATTGCACAAAAATCTGTTCCGCCTGAATTATAAGCAGCTATTCCATTTTGATTAAAAACAACTTCAGATGTTACTGATGGAGTACCAACTACAAGACCACTTCTTATAGGTAATATAACACTACCACTAGAATTTAATCCATTACCAACTCTTGAATCATGATTCCCTATTGGTAATGTTCCAGTTATACCAGCCGCACCTGTTAAATTAACTTTTCCAGATGTTATTCCGGCTTGATAAATAAGACCATGGGTTTTACCACTTTGATCTAATTTATCAATATCAACTCTTCCGGTTGTCAAATCATCAAGTTTAACTTTTCCATAAGTTGTACCTTCTGGGATTTGGTCTAGTATAAGTTCGTCTAAATATTCAAGCCATTGTGATACACGCCACCAACACCAATTAAATATTTTTGGATCTGCATTTGTACCACTTATATGTCCAGTTAATTGCGCTGCCCCATCAGGTATTGTATATTTAGTCGGTGAATCATCGTTAATCCAATCTAATTGTATTGTTGGTTTTGTTGCCATAATATTATCCTTTTATTAATAACTATTAGCCCATTTGCTACCAAAATTTCCCATAGTTGGACCAAATCCAAATCTTGTTGGATCTGTTACAATTATAGTATCTAATCCTACTCCGGCAGCCAAAGCTTCTCTAATAGTAGATTTTATAAAATTAAATAGCGTATCTCCTAAATATTCATCTGTTTCTAATTTAATTTTAGCTGGTAATAATTCTGTTAATTTTACATTAGAAGATCCTGTTATAAGTTCCCATAAATATAATATTCTATTTATTTCTCCCATGGATACGTTGATACCTATTTTTACTTTTATTAATATTCTATAATAGGTATCATTATATCCTAATCTTGGTTGATTTACAATAGTCCCTATATTGTCAAGTTGAGTACCTTCGGAATTATCTATGCTTACATTATATAGCATTTGTCTTGCTACATCTTCTATCTCTTGAATTTGATTTCCGAATAAAGAATTTAATAAATTAGATATTAAAACGTTTGGCATTTAATCACCTATATTGATATAATAAACTTCGTCTAATTTGCTCTGTATGATCCCAAATTTTACCATCAAAAGCAGGTTTTACACATATTTCATCACTTGGCGTTCCATAACCCCATTCATTTATTCCTACAATAATATAATAATAATTTTGTCTTATTAAATCAATATGATTATGTGGAAATGATACATCTTCTATCTTAGTTCCATTTTCTATTGTTACTCCACTTGATAATCCAAAAAATAAATCATATGTTACTCCACCTTCTTCAGAGTCTATTGATATAATATTTTCACTATCACCACCTATACCAGTTATTATTTTTTTTACAGGTGTGTCACCAGTTGGAGTTCCATATACTTCAGCGGATTCATCGCCTTCACCACTTACATTTTCTGCTGTTATTACATAATAAACTGGATCACCAGGAGTCAATGAATCATGATCGTGCGGACTTGTAACACCAGCTATTTTAGTACCATTTAATTTGGTTACACCAGGAGTATCCCTATAATAAATATTATATGAAGTCGCATAAGTAACTGAATCCCATGTCAATGTATTTTTTTTATATCCATTAGTACATATTGGATTTGCTGGTGCTTGAGGAATTGGTGGTAATGGAGTACCACTTATATCACTTCCAGATAAATCACCTTCTTCTGATAAAATTTCACCAGAATTTCTGTAATAATGTGCAATATTAGGAATTAATCCTGTATGATCAAATGGTGTAAATTTATCTTCAAGTTTATAATCACTTTTTGTAATCCCAGGGTTAGTATCCCAATAAATATGATCTGTCTTTATATCAAACATATTATCGAATTCTACATATCCACCATAATTATTTCTATCATCAACACGAACTGATAATCGAGTAATTTCACTTGCATAAGAACTATGATCATATATACCAACTAGAAACCAAGATCCAACATATGCCCATCCATAAAATTTTGTTCCAATTCTAGCAATCATCATTTTTGTAGGACGAGTATTTAAATCAGTTATTGAACCAGTATTTGTTGAACTTCCATTTATTTTAGATACAACATATGTTATATGCCTACTTAATCTTTCACTATGGAATATATAAAATAATTCAGTCTCATCGGGCGAATATACTCTGAATTGAATACCTATAGAATTATTAGAATCATTAGCATGATAATCTGGAATATCAATAGATACACAAAAATCACCAGACGGTAATACATTTACAGTATTATCTTTTAACCAAACATGTTCATCGGCATTTGGAACAGTTAATCTAACTTTTCCAGATACTATTGAAGCTGTTCCGCCAGCACCTTTTGTATATATTGTCCAGTTATCAAGATTATCAAAAGTTTCACCAATAAGTTTATTCCATGTTAGTATATTTTTTTCAATACCAGGGGTAGCATTTAATCCAAAAGATGGTCCTATTTTATCTGGTATATCTTCAACAACAACTAATTCATCTGTTTGAGAATCGCCTAAATATAAATAATTTCCAGATTTTTTCACACATTGTGGTTGATTCATATGATTCCCAGAACCAGTTATTCCATATAAAAAAACTGGTGCCGTTTTACCTGTAATATTAAATTTACTTAATCCTTGGTTATTAGTAACATTACAGACATAAGCAAACATACTTTCAACATCTAAACCAGAAGGTCCATTTAATCCTGTTGAAATTTGAGCTGCTATAGATGGTGCACTTTTATTAGCTATATCAATTATTATTAAATTTGTATTTCCTTGAATATAAACATAATTTTGCTCAACTTTAACAATTTCTGCATCTAATGAATTTGTAACATCGGATATAGTAATAGTGCCCATTAATGATGGATTGTTGACATCAGATACATCAATAATTCTCATAGCATTATTATTATATATCATAAATGCATAT